GGTGGGGCAGGCGGGAGCGCAACAACTTCTGGCCAAGCTGGAGGCGCATCTATTTTAGGGGGTAGTGGCGGCGGCGGCGGCGGCGGAAAATCTGCTAATAGCCCAACGCCACTTTATTTTGGCGGCGGAATTGGAGGCCAATCCCGTGCATCTATGCTTGACGCTCCTGCTGCAACATTTGCTGGCAGCACGGCCATGCTCGGATTTTGTGGAGCAGGCGGTGGAGGTGGCGCTGCCTCTGCTACGGTAGCTTCAGCAGGCGGCGCAGGTGGCTTTCCGGGCGGCGGTGGTGGTGGTGGCGGCGGTTCTTTAAACACAGGAACAGCAGGTAGCGGTGGCAAGGGAGGCGATGGCGTGGTCATCGTGATTAGCGTATGATCTCCCAATCCAAAGTAAAAGTCACAAAACTAACCTCTGGCTCTTCGACATTCTCCAAGGAATCTTGGACGCAATATGTGCGCCTGATCCTCATCGGTGGTGGGGGAAGTGGTGGTGGTGGAACTGTTGGGAGTGCCGCAAATGGATTGAGTGGAGGTGGAGGCGGCGGTGGAGCAGGCGTTGTAGATATTACTTTAGCCGCCAGTCAGTTAGGAAATACTGAAACCTATTCTGTAGCAGCCCCTGTAAGTGGAGGCGCTGCAAACGTAAACGGCTCACAAGGCAATTCTACGACATTTACAATCAATAACGGTGCTGCGACGCTAACTGCTTATGGCGGCGGCGGCGGCAGCACGGGAACGACAGCCAACGTCCGTGGCGGCGGCGGAGCCGGGTTATCTGGATCAGGTCAATCAGCAAATCTTGCTTCTGGGGGGGCTGGGGGCGAAAACAACGGAGCATCTAGTTCAACTGGGGCTGTTGGCGCTACTAGCACTTCTATACAAGGTGGCGGTGGAAGTGGGGCGGGTGGGGCAAGCGGCGGCTCAGGTCTTGTTGGCGGTTCTTCACCATTTGGTGCAGGCGGCGGCGCTTCGGGTGGCGGTAAAAGTTCGGCTACACCTAACGTATATTTTAATGGCGGCACAGGTGGTGCCTCTCGTGATATTGCTGGCGGCGCAGGCGGCATCGTAGGCGGGACATTAAATGGTACAGCAGGCACTGACAGCAAATCCGCTGCTCCGGGTTCTGGAGGTGGAGGCGGTGCTGGAAACGCTGTTGCGGCTGGAAACGGCGGCAGCGGCGGTACTCCCGGCGGCGGTGGAGGAGGCGGGGGAACAGTAGTAACCGGAGGTGCAGCTGGTACGGGCGGCGCAGGTGCTCGCGGCGAACTTTGGATTATTGAATACGCATCCCAGCCTGAAAATGTAGGTGTTGTCGGAACAACGTCTGTTGGTTCCGTGTCCATTGGCCTCGGGGCAGATGTCACCGTGTCCGGTGTCGAAGGAACATCTGCCTTAGGTTCCATTGAAGTCTTCTTCGACTCGACGAATGATGTCACAGGTGTCGAGGCTACTGGTCTAATAGGCACCGTGGCCCTTTCCATTGGTGCGGATGTTCCTGTCACAGGTGTCGAGGCTACAGCGTCCGTTGGCTCAGTCGTAGGGGCTGTTTCAGCGAGCGCATCTGTCACCGGACTCTTTGCTACTGCATCAGTCGGCTCTGTTCTTACTGCCTATGATATGGTATTCCTAGTGACAGGCGTTACTGCAACAGGATATGTCAGTTCACCGTTGGTTTGGGGTCAAATTATTCCTTCTCAAACACCGAATTGGACAGATATAAACCCGAACCAGTCTCCGGGCTGGACACCGATAAGCATCTAGAGGTTTACCCATGCCGAGTACCTATTCAACCAACTTAAAACTGGAACTCATGACTACGGGTGAGAACTCCGGTACATGGGGCACCAAGACCAACACCAATTTGGGAACCTTGTTGGAACAGGCAGTCGTCGGGTATGCGACCCAAACCATTACGGACGGATCAGATACCGTATTGACTATTGCTGATGGCGTCAGTTCCACGGCACGTAACTACGTGCTTGAGTTGACGGGTCTTCTTTCTGCAAACAGAAACCTCATTGTTCCAGCAATCCAAAAGCCTTACATAATCTACAACAACACAACTGGCGGGTATTCTGTTACCGTAAAGGTCTCGGGCCAGACAGGCGTCACAGTTGCCAATGGCAAAAAGGCAGTTGTCTACAATAACGGTACAGATGTCATCGAGGTGGCTAATGCCCCCGTGACAGAAACAGCGACGCAAACACTTACGAATAAAACAATCAGCGTAGACAACAATACGATCAGCGGAATTGCTGCATCGAGTTTTGTTCTTTCGAATGGCTCCGGGAACATCGACGGTGCGGCTTCTCAGAAGGCTATTCCGACCGGCGCAGTTGTTGGAACAAGCGACAGTCAGACCCTGACCAACAAAACACTGACTGCTCCTGTCATCGCTACGATTGCTAACACCGGAACACTCACGCTTCCGACATCGACAGATACACTTGTTGGCCGTGCGACAACGGACACGCTGACAAACAAAACGATCAACGGTGCAAACAATACCCTGACCGTTCGTCTTGCGGATGATGTGTCCGGAACTCTGCCTGTTGCAAACGGTGGCACGGGAGCGACATCACTCACAGCAAACAATGTTCTTCTCGGGAACGGCACATCTGCTGTGCAGGTCGTCGCACCGGGAACTTCCGGAAATGTCTTGACTTCAAACGGCACGACTTGGAGCAGCTCTTCTCTTTCCCGCGCTGTACTTATTGGAATAGGTGCTGCATACAACGGCAACGTGACGTTTACTAACATACCGAGCTTTTCGTCACTTCTTGCTATTGTAAGTGTTCGTATCAACACAGGGACAAACCAAAGACTTCGTGTTGCTTTGAGTTCTGACAACGGCTCGTCTTACGGCTCGCCTATTAATATCAGTAACAACCAAGACGTAACGTATGAACCATACACAGGATCTGTAACGATTTCTGGTACGAACGTCGTTGGAAATAAAACAATTACTCCAGCCGTCCTTGATTTAAATGGGGTTTATACAACAGTTGGGACAGAGTCTGTTATTACTGGGGTCATCGATGCTGTACAATTTTCTATGGGATCCACAAGTTCTGGTATCCAAGTAACCTTGTTTGGTATTCCTTAATAGCGAGTAGGTAACGTGCCGCTTCAAAAACTCCAGTTTCGGCCCGGCATTATCCGAGATGTCCCTGCCTACACAAGCTCTGGCGGGTGGTATGACTGCAATCTTGTTCGCTTCAAGAACGGATTTCCTCAACCAATTGGCGGATGGCAAAAGTTTCTTGATTCACAATTTAACGGGACATGCCGTGATCTGATTACGTGGATTGGTCTTGACGGGAAAGAGTATATCGGGATCGGGACAACCACCAAGTACTATCTTGAAGATGGCGGGTCTCTCGTAGACATTACACCTTTACGTGAAACAGCGACATTGACTGACCCATTCTCAGCCACAGATGGAAGTTCTGATCTGGTTGTAACGGACGTTAATCATGGTTGTGTTGACGGGGACTTTGTAACTTTTTCAGGAGCGACCTCTCTCGGGGGAAATGTTACTGCTGCGGTTTTAAACAAAGAGTACCAGATCAGCTCCGTTATTGATGCAGATAGCTACACAATCACTCTCTCCGTAACAGCAAACTCCTCTGACACCGGAGGTGGCGGAACCGTGACAGCTGCTTATCAAATCAACATTGGTCTTGATACGCAGGTTGGTGGTGTCGGTTGGGGCGCAGGCACATGGGGCGCAGGCACATGGGGTACAGCCAGAACAGTCAGTACCGGTAACTCATTGCGACTTTGGTCTTCGGACAACTTTGGTCAGGACCTTATATTCAACGTAAGAAACGGCGGTATCTACTACTGGTCTCCGACTTATGGCGGTGGAGCGAGAGGCGTTGATCTTGACTCTCTGTCAACCGATCCAGCCTGTCCGACAGTCGCAACTCTTGTTCGAACATCTGATCAAGATCGTCACGTTATCGTGTTCGGCGGCAACAATTATTATAACAATGACGGGACAATCAACAGTGCCCAAGATCCGCTTCTGGTCAAGTGGAGCACTCAGGAAGACTATACTGTTTGGTCCCCGTCAGCCACAAACACTGCGGGTGATCTGCGTCTCGGTGCCGGTACAAAAATTGTCCATGCCGTGGAAACAAAACGTGAGATCCTGATTTGGACAGACGTGGCTATGTACTCGATGCAGTATTTGGGCCCTCCCTATACCTACGGCATTAACCAGCTTGCCTCAAACACAACGGTTCTGGGCTTCAACTCCTTTGCAAACGTCGATGATGTTGTCTTCTGGATGGGCAATGGAAAGTTCTACGTGTATGACGGCAGAACAAGCGAGTTGCCGTGTCCCGTAAGCAAGTACGTGTTCAATAACTTTAATTATGAACAGTCCGACAAGTTACATGCGGCAGTGAACAGCAAGTTTAATGAGGTGACTTGGTTCTATCCGTCTGCCAATTCTTTTGAAAACGATGTTTATGTCACATATAACTACGCTGAGAAGGCATGGACATACGGCACCTTGTCACGAACTGCTTGGGTGGATAGCGGATCTGAGCCGTACCCAATTGCTGCAAGTGCTGACAGTTATTTGTACAACCATGAAATTGGTCTTGATGACGGAAGCACAAACCCGCCCTCCCCGCTTCTTACGCACATTGAAAGCTCTCCGATTGAAATCGAGAGCGGTGACCGCTTTGCCTTTATCAAGCGCATCATACCTGACATCGGGTTCTATGATTCAACGTCTGCGGCACCTCATGTCACGATGACACTCAAGACCCAGAATTTCCCGGGCGCAAACTATCAGGACACCACAAACTCTGCGATCTCTCAGACTGCAACAATTCCGATTGAGCAGTTTACAGATCAGGCTTTTGTTCGTCTTCGCGGTAGGCAGCTGTCGTTTAAAATCAGTAGCAATACAGAAGGTACGTTCTGGACGCTCGGCACACCACGCATTGAGATTCAGCCGGACGGGAAGCGATAATGGACCGCAGGCTTAATCTACCTGTTTTTGGTAATGCTCCTAACGAGTATAGTCGAGCGTACTTTGACGATCTAACACGTAAACTCGATCAGCTCATGACTCTGTTAAGGGCTCCGGGCGAAGGTCGTAATACGACAATAGTTCTGACCAATCTTGCGACGGCTGATTACGGTCTTGAGCCGGGCACGATCTTTGTTGTAGGCGGGGTTTTAAGGGTGTCTCTTCTTAATGCTCCGTACTTGAGCGGAGTATCTGCTTCCGGATCTGTGGGGTCGGTCACGGTAACAACGGTCTAAGACTTGTAATTTTGTAGGTAAAACGGTATCTTGCAGGAGCCTTTGCTACAGGTTTGGCCCCCTGCATAAAGATTAACATCCAAGGGTATATCCATGGTGCAAGGCATAGAATCACTTCAGGCTTCTGGTCGGGAAGATCCCGCCTCTCAGTATCCACAAGAAGCTGTTCAACAGCTCGGACAGGCGTTTAATAACCTTTCCGAGGAAGAGATTGAGTCTCTTCGTGAACTTGCTGATGATCTCCGGGAAATGAGCCAAGAAGAACTGACCGCCCTGAAACAGGTCATTGACTTCTTGAATCGCCGTAGTGACCAGTATGACGCAGCCGTTCAGGCCGTCATTCGTCAGGGCTTGGTTGAGCCGGGTGATTTGCCCCCTGATTATGACCCCGTATTTTTTAGCATCCTGTCCAGCATGGTTGATGATGCTATGTCCGGCGGTGCCCCGCAGCAATTTGCTCGCGGCGGCATTGCTTCTTTGAACCGTAAAGCCAAGCGTCTTGCAAAGGCAGGGCGTAAAGGCGACACGATGCTGGCGCATCTCAGCCCGAAGAGTGCAGAAACTTTGCGTTCGATGGGCGGCTCTGGTACCACAAACCCAGAAACTGGCCTCAAAGAATACTTCCTCGGCGGTATCTTTAAAAGCATCGGCGGCTTTTTGAAAAAGGCTGCGGGCGTTGTTCTCCCTATTGCTTTGAGTATTCCATTTGGCCCAATCATTGGCGGTGCCGTTGGGTCTGGAGTTGCAGCCCTGATTAACGGTGCAAGTCCTGCCCAAGCTTTGACTGCAGGCCTCGTCGGCGGTGCTGGCGGTGCCTTGTTCAGTGGCGCTCAAAGCTGGCTACAAAATAAAGGCTTTATGCAGGGGGTTATTGGCGGATTGCCTACCGGCATGCAGGCGATGTTCGCAACCCCAGCGGCAGGTGCTCCCGCAGTTACCCCGTCTGGATCTTACTTCAGCGACATCCCAAGTTCTGTTGCGGCTTCTGGGACAGCGCCAGCCGCTGCTGCCGGAACTGCCGCGGCCCCGTCATCCCCGGGTATGTTCCAAGCCGCAAAGGATTGGATTGCCAAGAACCCAATGTACGCTGTCGGCGGCGCAGGCCTTGCTGGCCTTGCTCTGGCGTCGGCCATGACGCCGGAAGAAAAGCAGGCCAAGATAGAAGAGCGGAATGTTGAGGGCATACGTTTCGCCCCCGGAACATTCCAAGTCTATCAGGCACCAAAGGTTAACGTTGTCCCGACCTATTCTCCGGCATATGCTGCACAGGGCGGTGAGATCGATGCTCGCCGTGGCGGTCATTTGAGCGGGCCGGGCACAGGGACAAGCGACAGCATTCCAGCCCGTCTTTCTGACGGTGAATTTGTGATGACTGCAAAGGCTGTTCGTGGTGCAGGTGGTGGCAGCCGAATGAAGGGTGCCAAACGCATGTACGACATGATGCATAAATTTGAGAAGAGGGCCTGACAATGGCTGAAGTTACGACACAGGAACAGATTGTTCGCGAACCAGAATGGATGGAGGCCTATCGAAAAGGTCTCATCGAAGATGTTCGTGACGTAACCAAAACAGCTGTCCCGGTAGCCGAGTATCAGGTTGCAGGTTTTGCTCCCGAGCAAGTTACTGCTCTTCAACTTGCCCGGCAGGGCATCGGTGCATACCAACCTTATTTGCAACAGGCAGGTGGCGCATATGGTCAGGCGGCAGGTGCTTATCAAACAGGTGCCGGTCTCGGCATGATGGGTGCTAGTGAGTACAACCCGTACTCTGCTGGCTCATATATGAACCCGTACCAAGAAGCCGTTACCCAGAAGGCTCTTGAAGAAATGAACCGTCAGGCTGCTATTCAGCGGCAGGGCGTTGCAGCTCAGGCTGTTCGTGGCGGAGCCTTCGGCGGTTCACGCTACGGTGTTCAACAGGCAGAACTCGGTCGTAATCTGGCAGATGTCCAATCTCAACGGATCTTCCAAGACTACGCACAGAACTATTCGCAGGCGCAGCAGGCTGCAATGTCAGCATTCCAAAACCAGCAGGCTCGTATGCAGAATGCTGGTGCAATGGCAATGAACGCTGGTCAGGGGATCGCTGGCCTCGGACAGCAATACGCCAACCTCGGTCAGATGACCTCTGCCCTTGGACAAGGCGAAGCCTCGTTCCAGTATAACCTCGGTCAGAACGTGCAGCAGCAGAACCAGCGTGAGTTGGAAGCGCAGCGCATGAACCAGATGCTCTACAACCAAGAGCCTTATCAGCGTCTGTCTTATTACGGTGATATTCTTAACCGTACTCCATCGGGCCAGAGTACGACGACACAGACATCTGCCCCATCTCCGTCGCCGTTCTCGCAGATTGCAGGCGTTGGTCTTGCAGGTCTTGGCGCGTACAACATGTTTAATAAGTAAGGTTTCGCAATGCGTGATCCCGTTCTTGACCGTGATATGTTTCGTAAGGTTGAAGCAGCGCCTCCATCGGAAGGCGTTGTCTCGCTTGTAAAAGGTGAATCGGATTACGAGCGCCGTAAGAAGCAAGCAATGGAAATGCTGGCTGCTGCGAAGGAACGGCAGAACCCGGAAAACTACAAGACATTGTCTGAGCAAAGCCGCCCGGGCGTGTTCCGTCCCGTTGCAACAGGGCAGCCGCAAGCGCCGCAGCCAAACACTCAGCAGCAGATGGCTCAGATGCAGGCCATGGGTTTCCGTCCTGTTGGCATGGCTGACGGTGGGTATGTGCAACGCTTTGCAGAAGGCACTGGACCACAAGGTGTTACTCCTGTTCGTCCTACAATTGCGGCGGGTGAAAACGCTATCTACACAATGCCTGACATTGGCCTCCGCATCGGCGGCACAGGAACATCGGCAATTGATTATGGTCCGACAGCGCGTGACCTAAGCCCTGCCCGGGAACGTTCTCCGTATGAGGAAATGCCGCCGATTGAAACAATGTCAGATGCTGAACTTGAACGGTTGGCAGAAACAATTTTCTTGACTGAATCAGGTAGATACAAAGAGTCTACTGCTAAAACACCTATTGGTCGTGGCCTTCAATCCTTAAATCCATTTCGGGTCGAGCCGAGCAAAGAAGAAATTGCTGCGGATCTTAAGCTTCGCCGCGATCAAGCTCGCGATTACGCTCGTGGTAAGCAAGAACGTGAACAGTTTTTCAAAGAGGAAGAGGAACGTAGTAAGGCGATCAAGGAAAACCCTGTAGCAAGTATCTTCACTGAGATTCCAGCGGAGGAACGGGCCCGTCAACAGGAAGAACAAAAGGCTGCGTTAAAAGCTATTGAAGAAAAATCAAGTGAGCCTCAATTCACTGCCTCTGCTCAAGAAGGCATTGGTTCACTGGCAGGATTTGCTCGTGCTCGTGCTGCTGCCCGCGATGTCTATGAGGCACCTGCAAAATCTCAGGCTGCTCCGAAAACCCCTACCGCAGACGCTGCTGCTCCGAAGGGAATTGCTACAACATTGAATGACATCAAGCGTCAGCGTGAGACAGATCGCCAAGACGACATTAACATGGCTCTCTTGCAGGCAGGTCTTGCGATGGCTGCCGGTGAAAGCCCCAACGCTTTGAAGAACATTGCTGCCGGTGGCATCTCCGGTCTTCAGGCATTCAGCGCACTGCAAAAAGATCGCCGCACATCTGATCTTGCAGAGCGTGAGTTGGCTGCGAAGGAAAAGTACTACGGCATCATGGAAAGCAAATTGAAGGATGCCGACGAACAACGTAAGGCACGTCTTGCTCAGTCTCTTTCTGCCGCAAAGCAGAAGGGTGCAATTGAGGCCGAGAAGGCCTACGCAAAGTGGCTTGAAACTCAAGAAGGAAGCATGGCTCTTCCTGAAGAGAGGATGGCCTATAAGAGAAAACTGGAAGATCAGTTTACCCGGGTTTTCTTTAACGATTACACATTAGGCTCTGGCTCTGGATCATCTGACCCGCTATCTTTGTTTGGCGAGTAAGCGGAGTAAGTACATATGGCTACCCCATTCCAAACGATCCGTGAGGCATATCCGGAATACGACAGCGTATCCGACGATGCCTTGGCCGAAGCCTTGTATAAAAAGTTCGGTAAGGATCAGGACAGGTTTGACTACATGCTCCGCCTTTTTGGCAAAGGTGAAAGGGCAACTCCTTTTGAGACTGGCGTTGCCGGTCTCAAGTCGTCTCTGCAAACTCTCGGTGCCGCAGGTCTTGAGCGTCTTGGTTTTGAGGACGCTGCAAAAGAACAACTTGCTGCAGCACAGGCTCGCCAAGAAGACATTGCTCAACGCTACAAGCCTGAAGTTCCGTCGTTCACAGATATTACCGGTCCTTCGAGTGCTGCTCGTTATGCCTACGAGAAGGCTGCCGAAAGTATTCCGTACATGGCTGCCCCTGTTGCCGGTGCAATCGTCGGCGGTATTGTCGGCGGTCCTGTTGGCGCAGGTGTTGGTGCCACAGTAGCGGGTGTTCCAACATTCGCAGGTTCAAATATTGAGCGGCAGATCCAAGAAGGTGAAACTCTTGAGAGCGCCAGCCTGACAAAGGCTACGGCTGTTGCTGTTCCACAGGCCGCTCTTGATGCAATCATCACTCGTTATATCCCGGGTCTTGGCCGTGCTACGACAGGCTCATTGCTTAAACGCACGGTGACTCAAGGTCTCCGCGGCGGCAGAACAGAAGCGTTGACTGAAAGTGCGCAGCAGGCACTCGAGATTGCGCAAGCAGATCCTGAAAAGCTTCTTGAGTTTTCGCCTGAAGTTCGCTCTGAACTTCTTGAGGCAGCCGTTGCCGGTGGTATTCTTGGCGCAGGCTTTGGTGCTGTTGGCGGTGCAACAAACAAGCAGCAAGAAACTCCTCCTGCTCCGACGACACCGACAACCCCTACCCCGCAACCGGGCACACCTCCGACACAACCCGGAACTCCGCCGACACAGCCGGGCACACCTCCCGTGCAGCCGGGCACACCGCCTGTTGTTCCGCCGATCACGTCGGATGAACCTTTGGCAGAGAACGATTGGGTCAAAGCCAATCGCGAAAGACTTCAGGCGTTTAATGAAACGCCAATTCAAACTCAGGTTACTGAGGCACAGGGCACTCTGCCACCGAAGGTAGAGACCGGAAAAATGCGCCTGTTCTATGATCCGTCTACAGCAGAAGCGGATGGAACATTCACGTACAATAAGGATCCTGCTGCTCTTGCACAGGCTGGCGCACAGACAATCCGCTTTGTTGATGTCCCTGACACGGTCAATCTTAAAACAGATCAGGCCGCCACAATCTTTAAGGTTGCCGATCCGCAGGAAGAACAAGGTCTCCTGCAGACCGCTCAAGACTACGATTACCGCGAAGGATTAAAGGCACCGGCGACATTCGCAAACATGGTTGATAAGGCTTTGTATGCGATTGCCAAAAACGCAAACCCTGAAGATGTTAATCTTGCGAAGGAGTATCTGACGCAGGGTCTTGGCATGGCACAAGACGAGATTGATGCGAAGAGCAAAGAGGTCGAGACAAAGGTTGACGAGTATCTTGCCCGAGTAAAGGAAGATGTTGGTCAAACAAAGCGTGGCGCTACTGAGCGCATCATTGCTCCGGATGTGTCTGGCAGAGCAACTGTTGCAACATTCCCCGCCAAACTTGAGATAAACAAGATTGCCGGTATCGATGTCAACACTACAGATCCCCAGCAACGGGCGAAGCTGGACAAGATCATCGCTGACACAAAGACAAACTACGTCGGTAACGCAAAGCAGAAAATCGAAACTGCTTTCCCCGGGTTCTCTGATGTTCTTCGCACGGTGCAGGAAAGACTGTTCCCGGGACTGACTTTTATGGTCTCTGCGAAAGAAGATCCTGACAGCTATGGATACATGCATCCTACGCAGTACGCTGGGAAGAAAACCTTCGCGTTGAACTTCTCTCTTGGCGCACTTAAAAGTCCAGAGAAGGCTGTACGTACACTGTTCCATGAAATGTTTCACGTCATGGAGTTTACGTGGCTGACAGATCTTCCGAAGGATCAGCTTAACGCTATCATCCAGCAGTACGTGAAAGAATCTGTACCTTCAGCATCACGCCGTATTGCTCAAACAAAGATTCAATCCGCCATCAATCAGGGCACCATGTCTAAGGACATGATGAAAAATCCTGCGGCTTATCTAAAGAAACACTTTGTCGTGAAGAACGGTGAAGTGCGGTTTAAAGATCCGACTCAAGCCGGTGGTACGGGCTGGGATCTTACCAAAGCAAAAGATGCTGAGTATTACTTTGGCTTCAGCGAATGGATCGCAGAGAAGGGCGCTGAGTGGGTTGCTGGATCTGCTCGTAAAGTAGACAGCAAGTTGGACTCGGCGTTCAAGAAACTCTACGACAATCTCCGTACTCTCTACTACGAGATCTCGAAGTTCTTCGGGGTCGAGCCATCGCAAGGTGCGTTCGAGCAGCTGCTCTCCGAGATGTGGGGTAATGTCGAGGCTACCCCTGAGAAGAATATCACGCGTAGATATGCGAATGTTTTTGATGCCCAGAAGGAAGCCACTGCTGCGGGAGTTCCTTTGAAGGGTGTGACCTATGGTGCAACACCGTCAGCCAAGGCTAAAGCAAAGGCTGCTGCGAAGGCGGGCAAGAGGACACCTCTCTCTAGCGCTGTAGATACTGCACAGGAAGCTACTACACCAGAAGGCGCTATCGTTACGCGTGTCGAACCCGGCTACACTTCTACCGGCGACCGTCTTGTGAGCGAAGCGCATCCTCTCACAGAGGCAGATGTCAAAGATCTCGGTGTCAACCCTGCTCTTATCGGCAATGATGTCCCTGTTGAGATCCAGCAACTCGGTCAGTTCACCACTGCCACTAAACAAAAGGGTGTGTGGGGCCGCTTGTTCGATGCAATCACTGGTCGTGAAGAAGGTGAGTCTCATGCTCAAGCCATCTTCAGAAACAGTGTGGCATCTGCAATTCCGTTCATGAACCGTGCTGGTTTCGAAGGTGTGGGTCAAACACTTGAGCGCATGCAAAACGTACAAGGCCGCGTTGCTGGTCTTTTGAACAGCGGCTTTCTTGTCTACGACAAGAAGACGGGCGACATGCGCTTTGATAATACAAACGGTGGTTTGATCAAGATATTCGACCGCATTGGTACAAGAGACGAAAACGCTTTCCAGCAGTACGCCATTGCTCGACGTGAACTTGATCTGCGCAGGAAGGCTGGTTACTCCGGCTTCGGCTACAAGAATCCTGTGACGGGGAAACCTTTCACCGACGCTGAACTTGAAGAGATTGTTCGGTCTGCTCCCGCTCACTTCAAAGAAGTCGCTGATGAGTTCCAAGCCTTCAACAAAGGCATGGTTCAGTTTGCAATCAACAGCGGCCTGATCCCGCAAGAACTCGGCGAACGCTTCATGTCGATGTTCTACACCCCGTTCTATCGTGCCCAAGAAAAGGGTGATCCGAACGGTACGTTGCATCCTGCGATCACAAAAGCCTTGGACAATCCCCGCAACATCACGGCTTTCAACCAAGCCGTGTCAGCGGGTGGTGCAATTGAGCAAGGATTCTACGACAACACACTGCGCAACTACAGCAGCATTGTTGCGGCAGGCCTTAAGAACATTGCCTACAACAAGGTGGCTGAGGCAGCCATTGCTTACGGCGATCCCAGCATTGCGCAGAAGGTCGGCAAGCCGGGTGCTGATGGCGTCATCACATACCGGGTAAACGGCGGCGATCAGTTCCTTAAGATCAACGACGTGCCGATGTTCCAAGCATTGTCGGCGATGTCTCCGAAGCAACTTGGTGCGGCTGTTGAGGCTGCGTCGAAGGTTGCAAACGTCCTGCGTACAGGTGTTACGATTGCGCCTCCGTTCCAGATCGCAAACTTGTGGCGCGGTATCATCGATACATACGTCAAGACAGGTATGCCGATCACGGACTTGATCGCTGGCACATTCAGAAACTTCCGTGAAGTGTACCGCAAAGGCCCATCGTATCAGGCGATTCTTGCTGCGACAGGTTTCGGTGGTTACGGATACGGTGCAGGCTTCCGTGATCAGGCAGAGTTCATGCGTCGTGCGTACACGTCTGCTGATATCTCCAAGCCTTGGGGTCTTGCGATGAAGGCCCTCGACAAGTTGGAGCACATCGGTGAAGCAACCGAAATGGCTTCACGCGTCACGTACTTTGACTATCTCGTCAAGAAGAAGGGGATGGATCCGACAACGGCTGCGTATGAAGCTGTCAACCTGACAAACTTCAATCGTTCTGGTGCCGGTGGTGGTGTTGCAGGTAACATCCTTATGCACCTTATCCCGATGATCCCATTCTTGAATGCCCGTGTTCAAGGTCTCTATCGTTTGATCGAGCGTGGCACAGCAGGCGCTCCAGAATCTTGGCTTGCAAAGGGCACCATTGGTATCCCGAAGGCGCTCGTTATCCGCGGCCTTCAACTCACCGCAATCGAACTTGCCCTCAACATGATCTACGGCGACGACGATTGGTATAAGAAGCTGTCGGTCGAAGACAAGATTGCAAACAACTACTTTCGTGTTGGTGACACAGTCATTGCAGCGCCGCGAGCATTCGAAATTGGTTCTGTCTTTGGCGCTATTCCTGCGCTCATGATGGACTCGATCCGTGAAAAAGAAGGCGCTCAGTTCACTGACGGCCTTCTTCAGATTATGTCCTCGACGTTCCTGTTCAACCCGATCCCGCAAGCGGTGAAGCCCATCGCAGAAGTCGTGGTGAACAAGGACATGTTCACTTGGCAAGACATCGAAACCATCGCTGACAAGCGTCGCCCGCAGGAAGAACGCGCTGACGAGAACACTACAGAGATTGCGAAGGCTCTCGCAAACTACGTTGTCCCTGTGATCTCTCCGAAACAGGCAGACGTTTTGCTCCGCGGTTACTTCGGAACGATGGGCTCAGTCTTTGCCTCGATGGTAGACGGCATCTTCTCTGGCGCAGGCACCCGTCCTTCCGGCTACTTCGGAGATCCGACATCTCTCGTCGGCATCGGGGCGAATGCCACGGGTCTTAGCCGCTTTGTCAAGGATCCGGAGTTGATGCGAAACCGCTTCGTCAAGGACTTCTACGACATGAAGTCTTCCGTGACGCAGGTTGTTACGTCCATCGATGATGCCGGTGTCACCAATAACTTCGAAATCTTGAAGGAAAAGCTGAAGGATGATCCTGCAGCTGAGGCTGTCTACAAGGTCTTGAACAAGGCTGAGAACCAGATTACAGAGATCAACAAGCAGATGAAGTCCATTCGCTTGGATCCGAATCTTTCTGGTGACGAGAAGTCCAAGCGCCTTACCGCTCTTCGCAATGTTAAAAACCAAACGGCAGAACAAGCCTTCAAGTTCGGTCGTCAATACGGATATGAATGATGAAAGAGTTTGACGCTCGCTCGAAGAGCCGCCTCGTTGGTGTGCATGATGACCTTGTTGAAGTGGCTCAGATCGCCCTTCAGCTTTGCCCTGTTCCGTTTATTATCACGGAAGGACTGCGCACACTTGAACGCCAGAAGCAATTGCTTGCTGCCGGTGCATCAAAGACACTGAAGTCCCGCCATCTTACGGGGCATGCTGTCGATGTGGCTGCATATATTGATCTTGACGGCGATAACATGAAGGATCCCAACGAAGCTGTTCGTTGGGACTGGCCTTTTTACTTCAAGATCGCAGAGGCTTTCCGTCAGGCTGCAGAACAGCTTGAAGTCCCCGTTGAATGGGGCGGCCTCTGGCGCTTGTTAAATGGCAATGGACCGGTGGTAGAAGTGGACCTTCCGAAGTTCGCGGATGGTCCTCACTTCCAGCTGACGTGGCGTGACTATCCAGTCTAAACAATCCACTGCTTGTAACCTTCCTTCAACACTGTCGCGGCAACATCAATCTTGTCGCGCAGTGCATGAAGGATCTTTTCATCGACCGTTCCTTCAGTGACGATGTCGATGTATGTCACGTTGTTCTTCTGACCTATGCGGTGAGCGCGGTCCTCAGATTGAAGTCTGACTTCTAAGTCATAACTATTGCTGTAATATATGACAGTTTTAGCCTCAGTCAGTGTCAGACCATAGCCACCTGTCCTTGGTTGACCGACAAAGAATCGTAGCGGGTTATCCGGATCTTGGAAGTCCGTTACAATCTGCTGTCTGTCATCTGCCTTTGTGTCTCCGTAGTAGGACCGAACAGTTTCAGCGCCGTACTTCTTTGCAAGTTCCTTCGTGATGGCTTCGATGTCGTGGGTGTAGTTCGCCCAGATAATAACTTTGCCATCGACCTCTTCCAAAACTTCCATCAGTTCTGTAAGCTTCTCTGACGGGAGGATCTGCATCTTCCCATCGTCAGTTTTAACAAAGCCGGAGCAGACCTGTTGAAGCCGCAAGATTTGAGTAAGTGCATTTGCCGCCGTGACAACCCCCTCTTGGAGCACGGCCAGTGCGATTGCTTTGAGTTGTTCGTAGACACGACGCTGTTCGGGCGTGAGTTCAACGATACGCTTGATGTAGATTTTTTCGGGCAGATCGAGACAGTCTTTCTTCAAGATACGGTAACTAAACCGGTCAAGCTTTTCGGTGAGTTCGTCGAGGTTCTGGTATCCAACAACTTGGTTGAATGAGTGTGTGCCAACTGACCTTCTCCAGATCTTGCAGTAGCGAGACTGAAACGTGAAGAAGGATCCGAAGCCCAGCAAGTGCGGGTCAAGAAAGTCGCACTGTGAATAGAGATCCATCGGTGTCTTTGTAATCGGAGAGCCTGTCGCAATACGACGGAACTTCGCAAGACTGCCAGCCTTCACGATGTTCTTTGTCCTTTTTGCGCCACGGTTCTTGATCGTCGTGCTTTCGTCGATTGCCATGAAGCACTTCTTACGAGACATAAACTTCATCGCGAACTGGACACCCTTCTCTGTCGAGAATGCTTCAACATTCATGACAAGAACCTTCAGGTTATCGTCGTCCTTGAAGGCAAGGTCGAGATGCTCAAGCTGCTTCTTTGTGTGATTGGGTGACCACACGATGATATCTGCAACGATATGATCCGGCAGATGCTGCGGGATTTCTTTCTTCTGCCAGTTCTTGTACACGCCCTTCGGCGCAACAACGAGGACAGCGTCAATCTTTCCCTGATCATACAGCATCGAGAAGTTGTCGATCAGGATCTTGGATTTACCAGTACCCATCTCGCAGAAGAGCGCGTACTCTTCCTTGTCCCAACATTTCTCAAGTGCTGTAAGCTGGTGTGCATACGGCTTGTGCTTAAACTTGTACCTTAACATCTGACCTTTGCCCTTTCTTACGGCAAGATTACCAACCGGTTTTCAAGTGTCCCCAGTTTGGTCCGAACTCAGCGTCAACTACGGAGGGAACATGCAGCTTGACGCATTCCTGCATGATCGTTTCGATTTTGTCTGCCGTTGCTTTGTCTGGAACAGACATCGCAAGTTCGTCGTGGATCTGGATGAGTGGTAGCAGACCTTCTTTATACAACTCAACCATTGCCTTCTTCGTTTGATCTGCGGCACTGCCTTGGATCACACGGTTCAAAGCCTTGTAGGTGTAGGCAACCTTGATGTTGTTCTCACCATACTCTTCCGCGGCCTTCGTGCGAGGGAACGGTGTGCGGCTAGACTCGCTGTTCGCTGTCCACTTCGGTTCCCAAAGTGGGAACCGGCAACGGCGGTGCAAGATGGTACGAACATAGTAAGGCGCACTGCTCGCACGGTTCATGCACATGTTGCTGAGTTCCTTCAAGAATGGAACCTTCGCATGGTACAGCTTCATTGTGTCTCGTGCTTCATCCACTGATACACCAAGCTGATGTGAAAGCTTGTTCACGCCCATGCCGTAGATGATACCAAGACCAACTGTCTTTGCATCTTTACGAGAAATCTTCATGAGGTCAGCGGCCATCTGATGGAAGTCAGTGCGCGGATCTTCGTTAAACGCTTCGACAAAGTTCTCAGCACCATAAATGTTGAGACCATATGCGTAATGCACAACGAGACGCGGCTCTTGTGACGAGTAGTCGAACGAGCCCCAACGATCACCTTCTTCCGGCAGGAACAGAGAGCGGATCATCGACGAGATGTTTTCGTCACGCGATGGAATCTGCTGAAGGTTCGGGTTCGAATAGCTGAAGCGCCCCGTGACTGTGCCCCCATCATCACTGCGAAGTGAGTGGATGTCAGGATGAATGCGGCCATTGTGTTGGTGGCGCATAATTGTTTCGATGAATGTCGAGTGAGCCTTGTTCAACTCACGAGCCTTCACGATAGACTGAGCCATCGGATGCACATGGGTCTTCAAGAAGTCCTTCGTAAAGCTTGGCGCACCTTTTGCGGTACGCGGATATTCCAGACCGACCTTGTCGAAGGCCTTGGCAACAGAGGCTGCCGCCCAGATGTCCACGTCAACGCCGTACTCTTTCTTCACCGCATGGAGAACTTCTTTCTCCTGCTTTATCAAAGACTTACCAGCATTCTCCGCACCTTCAAGATCGATGCGAACGCCCTTGCTTCGCATCTCGATGGTGATCTTCAACACGTCAAGTTCAAGATCGAGGATGTCTTCGATACCTTCGTTCTCGATCATGCCTTTGAAGTGATGCCAAAGACGAAGCGTCAATGCCGCATCCTGCTCGGCATACTTGCCGACATACATTGCCGGAAGCTTGTGCAGTTCTGCTTTCGGATCGAGACCAAACTCTTTGGCCGCATCTTTCAACAGACGCTCGTCCTTCTTCTCGAACAAGTAATCCTTGCCGAGATTGTTGAGCGAGTAGCTGTAGCGGTTCTCGTCGAGCAAAGGAGCGGCGACCATCGTATCGACGATGCGGCCCTTTACCTCGATGCCCTCTGCCCTCAACCAACCCACGTCATACGATGCGTTGTGGAACACATACACTGCGTCAGGGTTTGAGCAGAGATCCTTCATGTAGTTCTTGACCATGGACAAAGGTAAGTTGTCACCGATGCCGTGGCGAACAGGCAGATAGATCGACAGACCATCGACAGCGATAGCAAAGCCAACGACATGACCGGTCTTTGTCGGCCATCCACTGCCCTTTGTCTTAAGATCTGGGTCGTATGTTTCGAGGTCGATGCAGATTGTCGTCGCTCCGCTGAGATCTGGAATCTCTGTTGGCATTACCCATTCTGTCTCTGGCGGTTTCACGAACCAATTCATTCTTAGTCACCTTCATAAATTGCCCACACGCACAGGTAGGCCACCTGTTTGAGAGCTGCTCAGTTGTAAATTCTAGTGTTTCTTTCTTGCACTCACATACTGCCGTTATCATGCGTTCCCAGCCGGAATGCTTAAGTTTAGGCTTACAGTATCGTAGATCTGTTCGCACATGCTCATGAAGTCTTCCTTCTCGATTTCCCCAAAGACTGCAATCTCGGAAGCTGCACGAATAAATGACAGAGCGATAATGACATCGACCTCTTCTTCCTCCATGACATCTGCAAAGTTCTCCTCCGCTGCATCCAGAACGCGATCTACCAAGGACTGCATCATAGCGTTCATCAGCATCTGGATTTTAAACTGAGCTTCGACCCGCTCCGGATCCATACCTACGTCGATCATATCTTGAACCCCGCTGTGAACATTGGATGAACGAGGTGAAGATTCTGCTTCGCTCTCGTCAGGCCGACATAGAATACACGCTTTTCATCGTCAGCGTGATGTTTTTCTTGCAGGGCCTTGGAGGGCGGGGAATAGTCTGTCAGAAGAAGGACATTGTCTGCCTCGGCCCCTTTGGCCCCATGGATCGTAGAGATGTGGATACGAGGTTTGCCCCCGATCTTCTCCCCTTTCTTGATGCAAGCTTCAAGATACTGACGTTGCTCGGACGGGATACGGGAGAGGCCCGTAGTCCACGGCTCTTCGTGGAGAAGACCGAACTCTGTGCGGAGATCTTGGATAGAAAGAAATCTTTCTTCGTCCACATTCGGTAATGTCTTATAGCCATGTGCCACCTGTGTTTTAAGACCCATGTACTTGTAGGCGATACGCACATCAGCAGCGATGCGAGATCCTCCGGAGCGTAGGTCTTCCCAGATTTCAATCGCTTGCATGATATCAGATGTCGTGTTGCTGTTGAGTTTACTGGTGTAGAGATGACCCTTGGTCTGAACCTCTGCTTCGAGATGCTTGACCAACTGTTTAGTGCGGGCAAGCAGAAGCCAGTTGCCCTCTGACAAATCAACGGAGTCGCTGTTCGGGTGCCACATCACAACGCCTGTCTCATCACGGGGGCGGAAGACTTTGGTGCGGCGAGAAGACACGCGGTTGATCAGGTTCTGCGAGATCTCGTGGTGCTTTTGCGGGATACGATAGCTTTGGTTTAAGACCTCGATCTTGCCGTCGAGGCGGATGAAGTATTCGACATCGGCTCCGGCCCAACGGTAGATTGCTTGGTCATCGTCACCTGCAATGTACGTTTCGCCTGAACTCTTCTCGATGAGATCTGCCATCTTCCATTGGAGCGGAGACAGATCCTGCGCCTCGTCGATGAATGCAACATCAAGACTGGGCGCAAGGTCATGCGCAACGAATTGCTCAAGCATATCGGTGTAATCGAACAGCTGCTTTTCTTTCTTGAACTTGCGAAGAGCCCGATCAACCATCTCGATCATCGACCAGTCAACACGTTTGTTTGCACCAGAACGAAGATACGCTTCCTGCAAAGGGATGCAGCAGATGCGAGCCATGTCGATGACTTCAAGATACTTGTCGCCCATACCGAAGTCGATGAAGGGCCCGTCCTCCACCTCGTATCCATGGAACGGAGGGATCTTCAACCAGTTCGCAACCTCATCGTAGTGATTGCGGGTCATGATGTTCCGCGGAGAGATCTGCATCTGACGGAACGCAAGAGAATGCAGCGTCCGAAAGAATGGGAACTCGCTTGTCCCCATCTTGAAACGTGCAGATGCACGGGTCACTGCCTCGTGCGCGGCGCGACGAGAGAATGCGAAATACCCAATGCGATCTGGTGGGACACCTGCTTCCAGATATCCTTCGACCAGTGTCAGAAGCTTTGTTGTTTTGCCTGTCCCCGGGGGACCGAGAATGATGTGCATCAGAGGAGATCCTCGCCACGCATCTTGGGCAATTCACGGACAGGTGTGTTCACCATTTCCCCAAAGTACTTCTCCGGAACGCTCCACACATGAACGCCTTTGTTGCGGATCTTCCAGAATGTTTTGTCGGCACCATCAATTTCCTTGATGATCAAACCGATTTTGTTTGAAGAGTAGGAACTAAACCCGTTGACCGTCAGATGTTTTTTAAGATCCTTGATCTGGAAGTAGACGCGACCTTCCATCCACACGGCGATGCCCTGCAAGATTTCCGGACGCTCATTGCCACGAGCACGATCACAGCAGAAGGACGTGAACAGATCTTCGAACTCCCCGCGCATCGTCGTATCTGGCGGGACTTCAACAATGGTTGCTGTCGAGAGAAGTGCAGACACACGACGTTGCCATGCCGGAGCACTCATCATCGGAGGGAACTTATTGATCTGCGAGATACATGCTTTCTGGAACATGGTCTGCGAATGCAATGAATCCGTGCTGAGTTCAAGGCGATCACCATCAACGGTCATGATCCAGATTGGCGGATCACCGTTGATCTTTGTCAGTGATCCAATGTCCACTGTTGCATTGCCTTCGCCCACGCCAAACTTGCGCGTCTTGCAAATCTCTTTGTTGCAGAACGGAGCGATAGGTTGATCACTGCACTTGTAGAAATATTCTTTCTTCTTCAGCTGCTTGATGACGGCCTCGACCTCACGCGCTTCGAGCGGAGGGACAACCATCTTCTCGTTCATCTTCTTGACCTGCTCTTCCCAGCCTTCTGGGTTAGCCTGTCGAGCATAGACACCGAGGTTGAACAGAGCATTGTTGCGACTGCCTTCGCCAAATCCTTGGGATGCCAGATGCTGTAAGCACGGCGGTCCTTCCGGAAGGTTCTGGTCGTAGGTGTCGTCGCGTGTCTTGACGGCAAAAAACTCGTCAGGTGTCATCACCTGAGACTTGGCAAAGGAGATAAACTCTTCTGCGCTTAAGCTTGCGCCTGTTCCGTCGAAGGCGTAGCGGGTGCTTCGGCCACTGGCGAAGTAGGGCATGTTGAGGAAGTTGCCAGTATCTCCTCGCTCAAGAAGAAGGGATGACTGCTTGGGGAAAATTTCACAGTTACCGTAACCGAGGAGTGAGGCAATGGCTCCAAGTTTTGCCATGGCATCTCCCGCTGCAATTGGTTCAGCGAGGAAAAAGTAAAGGTGACCGCCTCCGGACTTGCTCCGGCAGAGGACGCTTTTGATTTTGAGCGAGGTGAGTTTCCGCGCGAGCGACGCGTGGTCGAGACTGTATACGTCAACGTCGATGGCGCACCACCGTACAGTGTTCTGACTGTTGATAGGAATAATTCCGAGGCCAACTTTGCCGTCGAGGTGGCTGCGCCAATGATCCAAAGTGGTAGCCTCGCGAAGGACGCGAGCGGTTCCTTGTCGTTTGCCATCTGTCATTCTTTCTGAGTTGATCTCGAACGTACCGTGAGCAATGTCGCTCCCAGTAAAGAGATCAAAAAATTCTTGGCTGAGATCCACTGTTAGGCTCCAGATGTGGGGGAGGTTGGATCCTCCCCCGTCCCTGATTAAAGGATGTCGTTATGTGAAGACGGCGCAGCATGTTCTTCGTGATCCTCTCGGACCACAACATCACCTGCACTGATTGCCTTCATAAACTGCGCACCCATCTGGAAGATGTGCGCTTCACTCTCTCCGAGAGGTCCGATCTTCTGGATCTCCCATCCATACCACGAGCCTTTGTCGTTCTGCTGTGGTACAGTCACAAGCTTATACCTGTTGTAGAACATCGGGTACGTCAGAAGATTACCCGTCGAGCTACGGAAAGTCTGGCTCTCCATAACGGTCAGCCACTTCTTTGCCTTCGTGACCTGCGAGCTTGACATCGCAATCATGCAACGCTGAGGCCCTTCTTCAGTCAGCAAAAGAACGAAGAACTGGTATGTGTTGACGAGGTAGTTTCCATTCGGAAGAACATCATTGCCACGATCATCGCGGCGCGTTGTCTTCACGATAGGGTCATCCGCACGATGTGTGCCGACGAAGCCGCCACCCTTTTCACGCGGCTTCCACTCAAGAAAGCGGTGTTGGAAGTAACACGGAACAACCGTGATACCATCTGCACCCTTGAACACAGTGTTCGAAACGGTGTGGTAGATGTCACCTGCTTCTGCACCCTGAACATATGCGCCATCGCGCTTGTTCACTTGCGGTGAAAGCTGCGCAAGAATGCGGAGGAACGGGATCGCAAGATCCGTAGCCTTCACTTCCTGCAAGCCCGCACCTGCGAACTGTTCGAGATCAATTCCACCGATTACCGAAAGGCCGTTTGCCTTTGGTTCTGCTACTGCAACAGCTGTCTTAGCCATTTACTTTCTCCGGATCTTTGCTTTTTCGCCAATGTACAAACCAAACAATTCGGTAGGGATATCTGTTCCCTGCTCGACCTGTTCCTTTGCAAAAGCCTTGAGTGTCATTGGCTCAACCCACTGCTTTTGGGATACATTATAACCTTCATCGGAAAGCTTCCCGATCAAGTCTTTTGCTACGTTATCCTCTGCACGACCGAAGGTCGCCGAGACAACATTCTTTACCAGATCCCCGTGACCGTTGGTCCGAAGCCAATCAAAGGCCTGATCTGTTTTGTCCTTGGGGATCGAGACATTATAGAAGTTCGAGACAGATACGACACTGCCGTCTTCCATCTTCACTTCCTTCATGCCCATCTCATGCAACGCATTCGGAAGATCTTGTTCAGCAACTGTGCGGAGGTCTTCCTTCGCAGCCTTCAGCTCTTCTTCAAGATCCTCGACGCGCTTCTCAAGAGCAATCTGTTTACGTACCAAAGATGATACACGAGACAGCCCGCTCTCATTCATTCCTGCAACATCCGTTGCATATTGTTCAAGACTATCTAGCAAGGACACTTTCTACTCCTTTCCATAGAGACTTACTTGAATGGGATAATACTTGTTATCTATTCTGTCCCACTTCAGAACTTTAAACTTACCTCTATTGGCTGATGCCGCAAGAGCGCAAGCAATACCGATGCAGACTGGATCTCCGGCAAGCACCAAGAAATCGTCGTCATTAAACTTAGCCAGCTTCCTCTGCATGCGCCGAACCGTAGGCATGGCAGACAAACTGATCTGATCCTTTGCAGGGATAATGACTTCGAGATCACCGAACTCTAAAGCATCGGACAGATCACGTCCTCGAACTTCCTGCGTAATATAAACCGTCACGGCTTTCTTTCTCCGTATGAGGCCACAAGCTAGGAGCCCGTGGTTATTCTGTCAAGTTAGAATTGAACAATCCCGTTCTTGACAATGATCTCATACCAACGATTGCCGTCGCTGTCCTGCCAAAGTGCCGTCACATTGTTGTCCTCGTACTCAAAGCGCACGAGTGTTCCTTGCTTTCTAACCATTGACCTATGCCTTTTGTCCTGCCGGACCTGTTACTTCTACACACTTCGCCGCGAAACCAATTGCCTTCGGAGGCACTCCGTTCGCGAACTTCTTCATCTGCTTCTCAGCATCTGCGCCACACGCTTCCATCGTGGGGTAATGTTCTATCGTCGATCTTGTGATGGCCGCAATCGGAGGATCAGCTTCGCCGATATAATACACGGCAACCAAGACCATGACGAACATTGTTCCCTCCTACGGGTACAGGGCTGACCAGTAGAGGATAGCACATAATCCGAAGACCGCCAGCCAAACCAATAAAACTTCCATCACAGCCTCTTGATAGCATCTTTGATAGCATCGAGTACGGCCTGATTCGGGTCGTCGCAATGCCGAATGATTAAACGGATCTCGATCAGGGTATTGTACACCATCGAGACGTAGTTCCTGTAGTTCTGGTTTTCTTTTTGCAACTGCTCAATCTCTTTTCGCAGTGCAATAATGTGATCGATTGTTTCTGAGTCAGCGTGTCTTTCCATCGTCCTCGATCCCCTTTTGTCTGAGATAATCCCTAAAAAGGAAGGTCGTAATCGCTTGGATACAGTACGCTTCCTGCTCTTCCCCGGGCTTTGTTTCCCCGATGTACTCGCAGTGATACTGCCAAACATGTACAGCTTCATGTACAAGTAAGCCGATCACGTCGGCAGCATCCATGTCATTGTAGATAGGCATGCACACAATGCATAACGAATCATTGTTGTGCTTGAAGCTATGCGTCATGGCGAGGGCTCCCTCATCCAAGAACAGATCATCCTTCTGCCCAGTCTTCTTGAGAACCCTCTTGAACTGTTGCTCGTTGGTGCAAAGGATCAGCTGCGACCCCTCGATCCACGTACGAGTAAGGTAACGGGGCGCAGCCCGCTTCTTTTTTGGGCCAGTATTCGTCGCAGATTGTGGGGTTTGCTGTTCCATCTCGCCAATATGGTTCCTCTATGAACCACTCCTGATTTTCACTTATCGGTGTCCCGCTCAAGGGAGATCTGTGACAGGTTTTTGCCAGAGAACAAGTCTCTCCGGAACACATCGTGATCCGTGCCATACAAGAACTCCCTCCTGATGTTGAACGACAGTACAATAAGTGACAGGGCCACAGGCAGAAACACGAAGAAAGCCATTACTCTTTCAATCATCTAAAGCCCTCCGCAAAAGTACCGCGTACCCAACAATGTCGTCCGAGTGATCCTCGAAGTTGGGGTTACCAGATAGTAAACGTCCCATCTTATTGCAGATCATGTCAAGGGCTTCTCTCTGTCTGGACTTTATGTTCTTCCAGTTAGGGGATCTCCGAAGAGTATCCTTTAATTCTTGGGCTATATACGAGACATCGGCAAATCTACCGTGTGTCTTCTCACGTTCTGATAGCAGTTCGTTGACCTCTGTCATTTGCTCTTTACCCTCTTCTTCAATTTACCCAGCCCATACAGGACTGACGTATGATCCATCTTGCACCAGCTTGCGATCTGGGTCGGGCCTATCCCGTGAATGTGGTGCAGTTCCTTGAAGATCTGCCACTTCACCTGAACAGCCTCGGTACACCGAGCATTTCGCTTGGTCTCCTTGTCCTTCCCGAACAACTCACCCCAACTGAAGTTCGTCTCTTCGAGAATAGGAAGCACGGCAAGCTTGATCCGCTTCGGGACATCTTCCGCACCTTTCAGGAGAGCCTGTCGATATGTTATCCCTTCCTCCAGAAGCACGATCTTGCGAAGGTACCCTCGCAGTTCCGGATCCTGCATAACCTTTAAGGTGGTTATGTTTTCCGGCGGTCGGTAAGACGGAGACTCGACAGTCGGGACTGTTTCCTCGACGGGTTTTACAGCGACAACTTTCTTTTGGGGTTGGTTAAACCGATTACGAATCCTCTTGTAGTTTTCAACAAACGCAAGATCATTCACCGATCATCTCCTTAATTTTTGCCTTACCTTTTGCATCAATCGAGTAGCCAAACAGCGGTCGAGATTCGATCTCTATCTTATGCTTCTCTAGAATTCTTCGAGTACGATAGATCATCATCCGCACATAGGTGTGATCGTGATCCTTCGTGTGACCATGGCTATCAGCAATGGCGATCAATGAATCGTATCCGACAATCGGAAACATATAGAGAGCCTTGATCACCGCGGCCAATTGCGCCGGAGCCTTGAAAGCCAGAGAGAAACGAGCATCATTTCCGCCTCTTTCAAACAAAGCCCTGTAGTGGAGAAGTTCTTTCTCTAGCTTATCGATCTTCTTCTGTAACTGGTGAATCTGGTTCATTACTATTCTCTACTAAAGTGGCACCGAAAACTTCGACCTTTACCGGATGCCATCTGTCCTCTGACATAAATCGAAACTCCAGAGACCAACTGAGTGCATCGCCCGTCTGTCTGTTCACGACCTGCACAACACGTAACTCGGCTATAGGTTTATCAAACATGTCAGTTTGCATTGTTCAATTCCTTCACTGTCTTCTCGATGTTGTCGCATATCTGACCAGCCTCTTCGTAAGTATCGAAGACGCCGACCTCGATATCGTACCGCCTTGTTGTTAACGAAACCCTGTAAGCAAACTCTTCCTTGCTCTCATCTTTGAACACAAGATCGATCACAGGTTCCATGTAACGGCTGCGACCGGAGATCTTGTTGCCGACATACACAAAGGTCTCGCCAATGCTACGACGAATGTAGGATAAACTAACCGTAGAAAGACCTCTCATGAGAGTCTTCAATAGCCCGATAAACCAAGTCATCGTAGCTTTGAGTGCTAATATAATTCGCAAGGATAAGGACTTCGTCCGAGCCCACACCTGTTGCATCACCTTCTTCATTGTAAGCCTCATCAATTGTCATTTCTGAAACGGAGATATCCTCAATAAACCAACCGTCCTCTTTGCTGTACCGTTCAGCCTCGTACTTGATAACAGCTGTGCCAGATACATTGATTGGACGCGGCTCCTTAAGATCAACCTCAAAAGGATATGCGAACTCACCTTGAATGACTTCTGTCATTTGTCCTCTGCCCTTTCTGCGGTAAAGACTATATCAACTTTTAGTGTGGCGCAACTTCTTTTTCGTCTTCGGCATCGTCGATAGCACCTTTGATAAGATCGAGAACCATGTCCTTCGTCATGCCTGCAGCGAGGTGTGACTGCACTGCAAAGTTTGCTGCTGTCATAAGCACAATGCTCATTGCCACATGACCACTGTACTTTTCAGCAAGTTCCTTCATCGAAGTGTATGTCAGATCGACATAAGCATGAAACAATTTATCACTTATGTTTTGAAGGTCGTCTTCAGCTGGCAGTTGGTTGTCCGTTGTCATCTTCTTTCTCCATTGCATCTTTGTAATGCGCCAATAATTCTTCATCAGTCATTGAACTAAACACGAGATTCATAAGAGTTCTGATAACACCAAGCCATTGATGGGTTTCCATCTGTCGGACTTGATCAATGCCGATACAAACAAGGGCATCTATCAGCTGCTCTCTGTTCATGCCTCAGTCCTTTTACGCATTACCTTTCTGCCGTATGCAGAGCAGTGGGGTTTTGCATATATTCCGGTGTTGTAGAGAGTAACACCTTTGCATCCGAGTCCACCTCTGTCTATTGCTTTCTTAAGGTAGCGAACTCCGGCCTCGATCTCTTCGTAACAACTTCGAGGGGGCCATTGCATTCCGACTTCCTCGACCGCGCCACGAGAGACTTGTAGTATACCTCGGTGTGGTCCGTTTCTGGCTCCGCACCGCTTCGTACTTTCAACCATTGCCACAGCGTGTACGATGTCCCTTGGGATCCCGTGCCTGTCTGCGGCATCATTTAACATTTGATCAACTGATGTTCCTGCTATTGCAGGGAAAGCAAATGCCACTGCGATGATTGCTAGGGCTCTCATCCTCATGTCCTTCTGCCGTTTCGGGGCAGGCAGTGTCGTTGAAGACACCGCCTGAGTCAATCAAAAGAAGCTGAACACCGTCCAAAGCGTTGATATCATTAGCAAAAATGACACAACCCCGAGGCCGACTGCCCATGTGACCATGAACACTGGTAGGAAAAGATCTTCAAATGCATCTCTCATTGCCTTCTTGATTCGCTCGTTCATCGCTCACCCCACCGTTACAAATTCAACACCCGCTTCCCGCATCAACTGCTTCGAGATAGCGAAACGATCCTTCCAGTCTGGTCTGTTGCTCAATCGAGCAACAACCCGTGTGATCCCCGCCTGTATCAATGCCGCCGCACATTGTGGGCATGGGTACAGAGGCGACACGTAGATAGTGCATCCTTTAAAATCCGCATTCTGTGCGGAGATCAAAGCGTTAATCTCCGCATGAACAATCCGTGCGTACTTTACTTCCTTCTCCTCGTAGAGATGAGCACCGTCATCCGTGCCACGAGGGAAGCCATTGTATCCGACCGAAGCAATCGTCTTGTCCGGTCGGACAATCACCGCACCGACCTGCGTCGATGGATCCTTTGACCACTGCCCAATGAACTCTGCCAGTTCGATGAACCTCTTGTCCCACTTAGATGGTTGGATCGTAATAGTCGTCATCTTCACGTATCCAATTATAGTGTTGCCACTCTGTCTTCTTAGCCTCGTTAAGGTCGTCGTAGCAAAGACCATTGTAGCAAGCCTTCTTTGCAACCCAGATCGCGCTCAAGAAAATCCACAGTCTAATCTTCCTCATTGTTGTCCCCTTTCATATGATCTCTGACCTCTGCCCTTTGTCTCTTCCAGAACTTACGCTTGACCTTTCGGATCTGTCCGGCCTTGTGATGGTAGTAACGACGAGCCCTTGTCAGGAAGTCGTACTCATCACCGCCCTTTAACTTTTCCTTGTGGCCCATTGTCACTCGCGTAATCCTTTCGCAATTACCAAAGCCTCTTCGAGGGACACGAACTTCACAAGTGCCTGTGCCTGTTCCAATGTCCACGGAGCCTCAAGAGTTTCGCCTGTGTCGTAGTCCACAGGACCGAGCAACAAACCCTTGTTACACAACGGTTGAGGAAACCCATCGACCATGAAGAAGTGACGCTCCGGTGCAAACAAACCTTCGTCATCGACATACACCGAGAGTTTATCCGTCCCTGCAACATCGAATGTGTTGCACTCGATCAAACCTGCAATGTCTTTCCAGTCATTGCTGTAATCACATGACTCGACAGTTCGAGCCTTTGGATCAATAAGATAAGCTTGCATGATCATAGGATCTCCTCACTTTTCCTCACAAAAAACACCGCATTCAAAGTCCATGTTTTTCATAGATCTGCCTGTTGCACCTTCTGGCAACTCGTCTAAAAAAATTCTTTTTCCCTTATAGCGAACAAGTCTAGCCCCTATTTCTCTTGATTGAGTGGATCTCTTTTCAAACACCTCTGGGTGAACATTTCTTACGTGGGACCAATAAGTGGGGGAGGTTGCCTTTACACAACCGATGCAGTTTGCATTCGGATACCCCATAGAATAAATACGAGGCAGTAACAGCCCGTTCTCCCGAAGTATGGTGTAGCAATCGGATTTTGTTATGTTGTCCTCAATCAAGATAGGGAGAACATTAGATCTTTCTGTGAGCACAAATCGTTCATGTCTTTTTACTTCATCAGCTGTAAACCCAAGAACGTGCCAGTCAACCTCGTTATTTTTTTCCCATTCTTGACGCGCATACTTTTTTAACTCCAGTGTACAGGGAGCTCCGGAAGGACCGCTCATAAATTTTCTTCTGTCCCACACCTCTACTGCGGATTGAGACGGGTATTTTTTGAGACCACGGTTTCTACTTCAATACCAACCCATTTTTCCACATCCTTTAAAAATCTTTGATTGTCCTCATCTTCCTCTAAAATAGGGTTGTTCAAAACCCTTATTTTATGTGTCGAGCCGTACTTTTCTACTGTCCTTTTTGCGGCTACCGCACTGGCGGCCCCGCAAGAAAACCAAACTGCTATTGTTTCCATAATAACCTCATAGGATCTCCACGAGACGCTTTGCATCAGCGATGTCACGGCTGATGATACCTTTGCCAATTGCATTCGACGGGCTAAGCTTTTCAATCGCTCGCTCCATCTCCTTTGCGTACATCTCCAACACCATTGCAATGAATGCCGAGTCGGATGGCGTAAGCTGAAGCACGTTCATCACGACGCGCTCTGATTTCTTTTCACTGTCCTTTGTCATTTTACACTTCCTTCAGTTTGATTTTCTTGCGAGCGATATCTTGAATGGTATTCTTTGTACCTACGATCTCAGTGAAAGCCTCGTAGATATACTCCAGATCCTCGATCTTCCTTGTCAGGCTGTGGTTCGGGTTATCGTCCCATCTTTTTTCAAGGAGTCTTCTATAGTTACCGAGAGCCAACACAATAATCTCAGCATCGTAATGCGAGATGATGTACGTAGCATCTTGATCCCGCACATCAATCGCACCAGACTCCATTTGTTTAAAGCGATGAGACATTTTCGTTTCTCTTCTTCAGATAATCCTGAACTTCTTCCTGCAAGTCCCACCACAAGGCCTCGACCCAATCGTCCCAGACCTCACGGGCAATAGCATCAGACTCTTCTTGGTCCCGCGCATCTACTTCCCTCAGCCGATCACGAAGATCGACGATATGCGACATTAATCTTTCCATGACTGACCCTTTCTGTTGGTCATCTATCCGGCCCACCACGGAGGCTTACGGAGTGTCTAGCAAGCACACTGGTTGCCGCAATCGTGGACGGCACAGGACACCCACCGGATATGTGGTAGATGTAAACCTATTGTTGACCTTTGTCATCTGACATTTTTGCATAGCTGATATGCGAACGTGCCATTTTTGACACGATGTAGTTGCGTTCCCGTTGCAACATCCCAATAGCATCGCCCAGCACATCAAGCTTCATGGCATCTGGCATATCCCTGTAAGCCTCGTTTGCCATCACGTCTGCTTCCCCCGACACTTGGTCGTAAACAAGCTTCGCAAACTGTGTGCCCTTTGTCCTTGGGCCAACGTAATCAAAAGAATCTGTGTGCTTCCAACTCATCTTAATCTCCATATGCGTAAGAGCGAGGCTCTGCTACGAGTTTCTTGTTCAGGTTAACCAGTCTCCGCGCCGCATCCTTCGGATAGGCAGGGCTGATGTGGATAATGGATTTGATCTGCTCAAACAATCTCCTGCGCTTGACCAGTTCTGTCACGTCCGTTGCCAGATACTCAGCGTCCTTTATCATCCGTATAGTGCGATCAATGGCCCCGTAGATGCCTTCTATCGTCAAATCATTGATCATCGTCTGGCGGAGGACATCGTCCACTGTCTTCTGCCATAGGTCCATTGACCTTTCATGCTGATACCGGAGAAGTTCTCGCATCTGCGGGGTGTCCTCGTTCTTCTTGGGCTTTCTCAGCAAAGGCTTCGGGTAGCGGTAATCAATGTACTCACGGAGCAGATCGTTGAACGTCCGTTCAGCCGTTATCAAAAGATTAATGTCCATCACTCAGTTTCCTTTTGTTGAAGAAGGGCTTCTGCCCGCTGAATGTAATCTCCGATTTCATTGCGTCTTGCCACCGCAAGCGTTTCTTTCAACGCCTCCCGCAACCGCTCATTCTCGGCATACAGACGTTTGATCTTCTGATCTTTTGATTCATCGCCATACAAATCATGGTAGTGACGCGTCATATCCATCACTCACTCTCCTTTTGTTGAAGGGCGGAACGGGCTTTGCGAAAATCTCCAAACGTAATTATTTCACCTCTAAACCCCTTAGAGACATAATGGTCAGGGTGGTCTCCATAATTTTCGTCAAGATAATCTGCGTAAATAGCAAATATCTTCAACGCCTCCCGCAACCGTTCCATTTCTTTTTCAAGGCTCTTGATCCTCGGATCTCTGACATCGTTGCCATACAAAGCCTGTCGATAGTATCCTTCGTTGATATCCATCGCTCAATTCCCCTGCATCTCTTCCTCGATGTCCTCGTTGATCAGTTCATACGCGGCCTTCATTGCCGGACTGTTTTCAATCGCGCTTGGATAGTACGATGCGTAGTCGTTGTACAAATTCTCCAAGGCCTGAAAAAGCGTTATTCCCCAATCATTATTCGTCTTGTTGAGACGACGCAATTTCCTGATCGTCCACGAAGCCTCTTCAAGCACGGCCTTCTGTCCGGCTGTCGAATACTTCGCCCAGTTATCAAGCTTGTCCTCGATGCTCATGCCGTATGTCATTTGTCCTCTGCCTTTCTTAACCATTGATACGGGTAGATATCTCTCACAGCACCGTCCTCAATTCGCACGATCCGATACTCGTCTTCAGAGTGGCGGTGCTCTGGTTCCATGATCTTTGCCTTAACCTCGTAGTCCTGCTCGTCAAACATATCGTCGAGATCGAAGATCGCGGCGTTGAAGGTCTCGTAGGTCGTCGGGCTTTCGTTGCCTTCTGCATCAATCGTCGTCCAACAATTCACCCAACCATCAACCAGTGTGTAGTGCTGTACTTCAAAGTGTTCCATGATCTTCTCCACGAATTACCAAGTAGTGCTGTGGGTACGGAAGCGGGTCGATGCTTTCTATCTCTGACTTGAGATTGAAGATCGCCTTGTCTTGCTGTCGAACAGTCTCAGACAATTTTTCGATCTCCTTCTTCTGCTCCTCCACGACCGACACCAGATGTTTGACAACAAAACTCTGGGCTTTGTACTGCTCCTTGTAATCAATGACCTTTGTCATCTTAAACCCCACGGTACTCTCTTGGTGGTTCTTGAAGGTGATGCTTCTCTGGATCGAAGGGCATCTCGACAAAGCGGAACTTATAGATATTGAAGTGTCCACCGTTTGTGTGCAACACCCTGTCGTGAGCATTGGCACGAGACCATTTGTCCTCGATGGCCCAGACAACCGTCTTCCAGTAGAAGTTACCCTTCTCGTAGTTATCTGGGTTCCCGTCCCTGAACTCGCCGACCTGATACTCCGGTCGCCACTCGTCGCCATTACGGACCTCGATGGTTTGAACTCTGACCTCTGTCATTTAACGTCCCCCACTGTTCGCGGCCATAACGAGAAGGACTCCGGCCATGAATGCCAAAATATAGGTGTCCATTGTCATTTGCTCTTCCAATTCAGTTTCGAAGGAACGGGATCTTCTGACTGCAACACGCGCTTCGCCTCGAAGATAAAGAACTTGTCGCCGTCGTCGTAACTCTCTTCCGCTTCTCTCTTGGCCTTGTCGAGCGTGTCATACACGCCATTGATAAATTCAATTTGGTCACTGCTCGAAAAACGACCACTGTAACCAACAACATACTGTTTCTTCACGACCGCCCGCTTTACGGGCTTCTTCACTGCTTTACGTGCCATTGCTATATTCTCCTCAGCCAATCACTGGAATCGTTTCGAGGTCGGGGATCGTCGTGAACAACGCCCCTGCCTCGTTGCCCTCGTCGTCGGCACTGGGGTACAGCACCGAGCCATCATTCAGGATCAGGGCGATACTACGCCCACGCCATCCCATAGCCTTGGCATCGAGGTTGGTGATGTAGTCAACCTTCACGATGGTCTTGCCCACCAGTGCCTTGGCGACCTTGTCAGACCATAACTTTGCAATGTCCTCTGTCATTTGCTCTTTGTCCTTTACCACGATGATGAATACCGGAATTCCCACTCGTCGTTGAAATCCGTCAAAGCCCGATCAATACCAATCACTGTCTGGTGCAGGTCGTCCCGATAACCCTGATCGTATTCGGTCGAACCGAAGAAGAAACCGGATTTTGTGGGCAAGCGATCCTCTGGGGGAGCCCCGTCCAAAACCTCAATACAAAGGTTCCGGAGAGACTCTAACTGTTCACGCCGGACATAGTACTCTTGGCAGTTGTCGATGCCGTCCTGCACGTTGTCCACGAACCACTGGTGAATGGCATTTGCCTTCCGCCAATACAAAACCTTCACATCGACAGACCACGGTTCATAGCCCTCTGGGATGTCGTTAACCTTTGGCTTGTCTTCATCGCGCCAGAAATGCTTACGCGCATACAGATACATATCGAGTCCCATAATCTTTCTCCTATGGAATGGGCGGGGAGCCGAAGCCCCCCGCGATTACTGGTGCATTATCCGTTCAGGCGGCCTCAACAAGCTTTGTGCCTACAAACAGGTCAACCGTCTGGCCTTCCGAAAAGACGGGAATGATGATCGCGTCAAGAATTGTCATGCGGTTGATGTAGTCGGCCTTTTTCTCGGCCTGAGCCAAATCCGCAAAACTTTCAGAGAACTCATACATCGCTGTTTCGTTCTCGACGTATGTGTTGATGTAGATCGCATAACGCATTGTTCTTTCTCCAATGTCATTTGTCCTTGGCACTTTCTCCCTGCCAACATCGAGAACATAGTGGGATGTGATTAAGATGTCAAATCATGGCTGGTATGCGTTTTTTGCATAACTACCATTTAGTCTAAAAAGTCAGAGCAAGTTTTTAGACTGCCAGTTTTCCAAAAAGCCTTGCCCAACAGAAACTGGCAATGTCGGGCAACTGTCAGATTTCAATAAAGCAAAATTTATAGGGGCCTGACAATTGGAGGCCGCCAAAAAATATGCTTTATTGTTGGCGGGGCGATCCGTTTTTGCTGTTTCCGGATCTGGGTCGGTCGAAGCAGAACAGCGTCAGACCGACCACCCACATCAACATCGTTCGATGCGTCGGCGATCCCCGCGGGCTTCGGCTCGCGGGACTATACGCCAATGACGTATGCCCAAAACAGGGTTTTGCGGATAACAGAAAGAGAAACGGGCCACCCGTGAAGATGGCCCGCTCAGGTGTGGAAGCTTGGTTCATTATCCCGAATGTCTCAAGCAGGGATCAAGGTAGTGTGATCGATGGGGGATGTCGAGGGTCAGTTGTCCTTTGTCCACTGCCACGGGGTATATTTTTCAAATCCATATAAGACATCAAACTTTCAATAAGCTTTTATGTCCTAAGTCATTGAAATCATTGAGACGGTATCAAAGTATCAAATATATTCTGATTTCCAGAAAACACGTTTTGATACCCAAACCATGGCTTGACAAGGGCCCAAATGGAGATTTTTTATAGGGATATTCTCTATACAGAATATACTCCGTATATTTTGATACCCTATTGATATATAAGGATAATATCGCTATATTTTTTGATACCAGTTTGATACCTTTGATACCACAAACCATCTGATCCGCCCGACCGACATCATTTTTTGTTCCGATATAAATTTTTTTTCCATTTGGTTTTTGGCCTTAATACTGGAAATAGGACAGCAGTCCTGTGTAGGAAAGGAATCCTCTGTGACGGATAGAAAGCGAACGCACAAAGTTAAGGTAAGTACTTCAGATCCCTCAGCAATTCCTCTTTTGGATTACGGGATCACGGAGATGCAGGAGAAATTCTGCCAGATCTACGCGACCCAGAACGTGACCCAGACCGAGGCGGCACGGCTCGCCGGATACGTGGACGCGGCCACACAAGCCTCTAAGTTTTTGAATGGCCGAGACCACCCGAACATCGTCGCCCGCATCCGCGAGATCAAAGCAGAACTGGCGAAGAAGTACGAAGTCACATACGACAACCACATTACGGAACTTGCCAAGATCCGCGACATCGCATTGCAGAACGGGCAGACAGCGGCGGCAGTGGCCGCGGAGAAACAGCGAGGCATGGCGGCGGGCCTGTACATCTCCCGCTCCGAGATCCTTGTGGGCCGGATCGACCAGATGAGCAAAGATGAGGTGCTTCGAGAGATCCAGAAGCTTACGCAGGAATTCCCTGCACTTGCCAACCTCGCCAAGATGAAGGAGATCAACCCTGTTTCAGACCGAAAAGAAGATGTGGCAGTCCTTGAAATCGAGCCCGCTAGAGGTCCACTGGACGAGAGTTGAAGCATGGGCCGGAGCGGGCATGCCGGACGTGAACGGGGCCGCGGAATTCGGAGAGTTTTGGCTCGAAAACAAGGTATGCAAGACCAACAATGATATAGACATATCTTTATGGCGACCTGCGCAGATTGCATGGCAAACAAGGAGATCGTTAATTTTCCCGAACGTCTGGAACTTGGTTAGCCGTCCACGGGCTCAAACCGTAGAAATTTATTCATGCAAATCTCTGCTTGAACTGGCGACAAAGGGCAGTTGTCAGCCGGAATTGGTCTTATCTGCGCCGGTCAAGTGGCATTTGTTATTTGACCATTTAAAACTGTGGTTTGAGAGCCGGTAATGACTGACGCGCCGGTCAAGTAGGATCTTGATGACTGACGCGCCGGTCAAGTAGGAATTGTTTCACGTGAAACATCGCGCCGGATAAGCAGAATCTGCGCCGGTCAAGTGGCAATAAAAAAGACCCCGTGCCGGTAAAACCAACACGGGGCCAAGGTGGGCGCGGAGCGATAGAAGGCAAGGGAGGGTTGCCACGCATCAACGCGCCGGAAACTGTTATAACCTATCCCCTAGTGGAGGGGATAGGAAATATTGCGAACAGCGTCTGACCAGCAAGCGCGGCAGGATCCGCATGAATTGCCTTGATGACGGGCAGGGCACACATGGCCTTCTGGCTCACTGTGCTTGTGGACTGTGCTTGTCCAGATGTAACCCGCCATGGGCTTGTCGTCGATCATGGGACTTGATACGCGGATCACGAGATTGTCGGGCAGTGAGCCGGTAAAGGCCTTTAGAATTTTGCCCTCACGCGTCGGGAGCCAATGCTTGATCTGCGGGGTAGCGCGGGCCACTTCGCATATCGCGTCTAGCATCTGGACAGATTGCAGGTCTCCACTGTCAAACCACCGATGGAAGGCCTCGCCGGTTTTTTCATAGGCCTTGTTTATTTGAAAGGCCATGAACGCGACCCATCGCGCCGGATCAGAATTGATCATGCGGACGGCCTTATCTAAGTTTCCAGTCCAGCCGGTATTTACTGAAGGTCTCAAGTTCTGCAATTTCAGGGCATAGCATTTGTGGCAAACTGAACCCTTGAGTTCGGCAAGTTTCCCCCCGACATTGCAAGCCCGGGCAGATATCGCAAAAGTGGACCCTGGCATTTTGCCATTGGATACTGAGACTTTTCCTGCCTCATGTGCTTCTTTCAAAGTGATCATGTTTTCTCCCTTTCTATTGGACATGACAAAATGGAATATAGGAAATGGTCAAATAAAAATCAAATCATAGCAGGTATGCATTAAATGCGACCCGCGCCGACAAAGCACGGGCCGCGCCGGATAAGTGGCAATTATTAATCTTTCTTTTGCCAAGGAACGCGCTCCCATGCACCGCCTATTGGCAAGTGCAGTATCTCGCGTTCTTCGTCACTGAATGTGTCATAGTTATCTTCGACCCATCCATCGGTATTAGACCAGCATAAGTCAGGTTCTTCTGTATTCACGATAACCCACGCCATGTTCTTTCTCCCTAAAAACAAATCCGACGCGACATTGTGCCGCGCCGGATAAGTGGCAATTATTATTTCACCATTGCCTTGAGTTCGGCCTTCACGCGTTTAGCAGTCTCGCCGCGCCATGTGTTCGCATTGGACAGAAAGTAAAGCACAACTGACTTTGCGCTGTCCTGATAGAAGCTATCGGTCACGCTGTTTAATGAACGCATTGCGTCAAGATATGGCACTGCGCCGAAGTAGGGCTTTTTCCAGTCCCTGCTAATCTCATGTGCTATTTCATAGATAGGACGCATCTTATTTCTCCCTGTGATAAACCGACGCGACACTATGCCGCGCCGGATAAGTGGCAATTGTTAAGCAAAAGCTTCTTCTTCTGCATTGTTAAGGTAGCAGATCCCACGCTCGATCAGATCCCGAGCCATGCGACCATAGAACCCCTGCAAAGTCCAAACGACGCCAGTGTCGATCAGATATTGCCACGCGTTAATGATCTCATACTCTTCTGCTTCTTCTACGCCTTCGACGATCATGCATGCTGTGAAAGTGTCCATTGCTCTTTCTCCTCTGGACAATGGGCAGGCGCGACACCATGCCGCGCCTGTATTCTAAACTTTAAGAGTAACGCGGGATCCGGCTAGGGAAAGCTTTGGGCCACCCCTCGCAGATCCGAGCCTCAAACCGACCAATGGATTTGGTACTGGTAATCTTTGGACGTTTTTCGTTCATCCGGTCAAGTTCAGCGTCAAGGCCTTGAACATAGGCCATGGCCTCGGCGTGATCAGTGAATACTCGCATATGCGATGTAAGCACGGGATCCCCGTACGTGTACCACCACCCGCCCTCCTCTCCGCCACCATAGGCCATGTCAACTAAGAACATGCACACAACCCATGGCCCGATGTATGGGCGTTCATCAACTTCAGTCTCTTCTTCGAATTCAAAATCAGACATTGTTATTGCTCCCTATCAGCCGGACTGATTTGGTCTCGGCATGATCATGTAATCATATTGTCAAAAATAAATCAACTTATATTGCGCATGTCTGCTGTGCGCATAACGCAATGCTCCCTGCGCATCATACGCTGTGCACTGCCCACTGCCTTCGGTCCCTGCCGCGTCGCGCCCTGCCCACTGCCACGGGTCCCTATCCCCGCTCTCGGTTTCGGTTTCGGCAGCCGAACAGACCACGACCCCCCTAATCGACCCCCCATTGATACGTCGCCCACTGTATACCCGATTTTTCACGGATTATGAGCAAAAACCAAAATTATGCCGACCCCCTAAAACGGTGAAGCCGACAAGGGTCCCCCACCCCCGGGGGTATATTATTTTTTGCGAATCTTCTTCGGCTTGATCCCGGTTACATGTGACCAGTTCTTCCCGGACTTTATGTTCTTGACTGAGTCTGGGCAGACACCGTAGTCCTTGGCGATCTCCCAGTAGTATCGCTTGTCCTCGACTATCTTTCTAACGTCAGCCTCAGTCAGCTTTGCATTCCCGTTCCGTGTACCTTTTGCGGTACGTCCCCGGACAAATTTGTCCATCATGTTATCTTGTTGGGTGCCAGTCTCCAGATGATAGGGGTTAACGCACCGCGGATTGTCGCACCGATGTCGAACGACCATATCCTCTGGAATTGGTCCATGGAACACCATGTAACAGAACCGATGACCGCCGATACTTCCCCCGTTGAGACTGAAGGACGGGTATCCGTCGTACTTGACGGAACCTTTGTACACCCAGCAGTTCGGCTGCTTTTTCACTTCCACTCTGGAAAAGAACCGTGCAATGTCGTAAAGATCAATACGCATGGCTTGAAACTTATCCATATGTTATGCTGATAATCAACCACTATCCTTTGCCCTCTGACCTTGGACACACCTATGGCAAGTGATTTCCCGACAAAAGAAGATGTCGCTCTTTGGGACAAGTATGACGCGACTTATGGAATGGATGCCGCAGGAGAACTTCGTCGAGGAGCGGATAGCCCCACAGCATCGATGCTTCAAATGTCGGCGAAAGAGTTGGCGTTTGACGTTGCCCAGACGGATGACGAGAAACGTCGGATAAAGGCTTTGCTGGAAGCAGAGATCCGTAGGAAACCTATGGATGAACAGCGCCGCGAATATCTGATGCGGAACTACATTGCGTCCCGACGCAGCGGTATTGCAGCCCTTGGCTTTGAGCCCAGCAAGACGGTTCTTTCGGAAGACGTTGGTAAAACCCCTCCTCTGGTTAACACAGCCGGGTTCTACCTTGGGGACTATACTTACAGCAAGCGTGACCCGCGTAACTCTGGCTCGACGCCCACCCATGAAGGGATTCACCGTGGCATTGATGAGCTGATATATTCTGACTACGACCCCGAGAAAGCAAAGAAGCTTGAGCGCATTAACGCAAGAAAGAATTACTCCGAGAATGAGATTGCAGTTCGCGCTTTAATGCAGAAGTATTACGGCGACATTGAGAGTGAGGGTGAGCTGAAAGGTGACCCGACACAGATCAATCAGGGTACGGTCTATCTCATGGAAAATATGGATTTCCTGAATGAGCTTGAGAGAATGGCAGCTGAAGAGTTAAAGCGCCGTGGTCGTCCGATGGGTCCTCGTTAATGACTGACATCTCTCCTTTGACCTCTGACCTTTCTTCTGTGCCTGAAGAGGTCTTGAAGAAATTTGCGAATCTTTTGGACTACGCTGTCGTCAAGACGAAGGAAGAGAAGGCTCGCGACAGCTTCTTGGATTTCGTGAAGTTTGTGTGGCCGAACTTTATTGCTGGCGCACATCACAAGATGATCGCCGAGAAGTTTGAGGCGATTGCCCGCGGTGAGTTGAAGCGCGTGATCATTAACCTCCCTCCTCGTCATACGAAGTCAGAGTTCGCAAGTTTCCTGTTTCCGGCGTGGATGATCGGGCGCAGGCCTGAGTTGAAGATCATGCAGGCAACCCACACCGCTGATCTGTCCGTGCGTTTCGGTCGTAAGGTGAAGAACCTTATGGAGCAGGAAGACTACCAGGAGGTTTTCGGGGTCAAGCTTCGTTCAGACAGTAAAGCAGCGTATCGCTGGGAAACGGATGGCGGTGGTGAATATTACGCTTCAGGTGTCGGAGGCAACATTGCTGGTCGCGGTGCTGATCTCTTTATTGTCGATGACCCCCACTCCGAACAAGACGCCCAGTCCCCCACTGCGCTTGAAAACGCTTGGGATTGGTATACTGCTGGTCCTCGTCAGCGTCTTCAGCCCGGTGGTGCTATTATCCTTGTTATGACGCGATGGGGCGACAATGATTTGACCGCCCGTCTGCTGAAACAATCTGCTCAGGATCCGAAGGCTGACCAGTGGGAGATCATTGAGTTCCCGGCCATCCTGCCGAGCGGCAAGCCGCTGTGGCCTGAGTACTGGAAGCTTGAGGAACTGGAAAAAGTCAGGGCTTCGATTCCGCTCTCGAAGTGGAACGCCCAATACATGCAAACGCCGACATCGGACTCGGCGTCGATTATTAAACGTGACTGGTGGAAGAAGTGGGACAAAACGGATGTCCCTCGTCTGCACTATGTCATGCAAAGCTACGATACGGCTTTCTTGAAAAGCAACCGGGCCGACTTCAGTGCGATCCACACATGGGGCGTGTTCTATCCCACAGAGGACAGTCCCCCGAATGTGATTTTGCTGGATGCCAAGAAGGGGCGATGGGAGTTCCCGGACCTGAAGCGCATTGCATATGAAGAGTACAAATACTGGGATCCGGAAACGGTCCTGATCGAAGCGAAGGCTGCCGGTCTGCCACTGTCTCAGGAACTCCGGTCAACGGGCATCCCGGTCGTGAACTTTACCCCGAGCCGCGGGAACGACAAGTTTAGCCGCATGAACTCCGTTGCCCCATTGTTTGAAGCGGGTCTTGTGTGGTATCCTGAAACGAGTTGGGCGGAAGAGGTCATTGAAGAGATGGCATCTTTCCCTTATGCGGAGCATGATGACCATTGTGACGCCGCGACACAGGCACTTATGCGTTTCAGGCAGGGCGGGTTCTTGACGCATCCGGATGACTTTGAAGTCGAGCGCGTCGAGAAGGTCGGAAGAAGGGTTTATTACTGATGGCTAGAACTCCGATTAACAACGTCGTCTCTCCGATTTATGCGGATCCAGAAGAAAATATGGATGAGTTGACGGACGAAGAAGCGTCCATGGAATCCGAAGAGGAAGCCTACGAACTTTCGGAGGAAGAGGAAGATGCCCTTGAGATGGCAAACATTCCTTTTGAAGCCAACCTTGCTGAGTACATTGACGACGGGAAGCTGGGCAAACTGGCAAAGGACCTTCAGGGCTTCATCGAAGATGACCTGACAAGCCGGGCAGAGTGGGAAAAGGTCTATGAGCAGGGGATGGATCTCCTCGGTCTGACCTATGATGACCGCACTGAGCCGTTCGATGGCGCAACGGGCGTTACACATCCTATCCTGAACGAGGCTGTGAACCAGTTTCAGGCGCAGTCCTACAAGGAACTGCTGCCGCCGGGCGGCCCTGTTCGTACCCAGATCCTTGGCAAGGTGACCCCTGAGAAGGAAGCGCAGGCCGAACGCGTCAAGACGTTCATGAATTACCAGATCACTCAGGTCATGGAAGAGTATGACCCTGATTTCGATCAGATGCTGTACTTCGTCGGCTACGGCGGCTCGGCATTCAAGAAGGTTTCGTATGACGGCTACCTTGGCCGGGCAACGTCACCCTATATTCTGCCCAAAGACTTGATCGTCCCGTACTCTGCCCGTGATCTGATGACCACAGAGCGTGTTACACACGTCCTGCATTATAGCCCGGCAGAGTTGAAGCGTCTCCAGTTCAGCGGTTTTTATCGCGATATCGATATAGGAAAGCCGTCCTATTCTGATACCGACACAATTCAGCAGAAGATGGACAAAATTCAGGGGGTAGAACCCTCTGCAGAGCCGGACGACTACACGATTTACGAGTGCCATTGCTTCTTGGATCTCGAAGGCTTTGAGGACAAGGACGAAAATGACGAGGAAACGGGGCTTATGCTGCCGTATATCGTCACTTTTGAGACAAAATCGAACAAAGTTCTGTCGATCCGCCGCAATTGGAACCCAACAGACCCCCAGAAGCGGAAGAAACAGTACTTCGTTCACTACAAATTCCTGCCGGGCATGGGCTTTTATGGCTTCGGCCTCGTCCATTTGCTTGGAAACCTGTCCCGTTCGGCTACTTCTATCCTCCGTCAGCTGATTGATGCCGGTACTTTGTCGAATTTGCCAGCTGGCTTCAAGGCAAAGGGCCTGCGAGTAGAGGACCAAAGTCCTATTCAGCCGGGCGAGTGGCGAGATGTCGATGCTCCGGGTGGTGATTTGGCCCAGAGTCTGCTTCCGCTGCCGTATAAGGAGCCGTCAGGTACTCTTTTCCAGCTTTTGGGCTTCTGTATCGACGCTACGCAGAAGTTTATTGGTACGACTGACCTTGGAATGGGTGATTCCAACCAAGAAATGCCGGTCGGCACCGCAATGGCTATGCTTGAACGTGGCAGCCGCATCATGTCGGCGGTCCACAAGCGCCTGCACTACGCACAAATGCAGGAACTCAAGCTTATTGCGAAGGTTATTGCAGAATATCTGCCGCCTGAGTACCCGTATGAGGTGTCTGGTGGCGAGAGTGTCATCAAATCTGCGGATTTTGATGACAGAATTGACATCGTTCCGGTCAGCGACCCGAACATCTTCTCGATGACGCAGCGTGTGACGCTTGCCCAGCAGCAATTGCAACTGGCACAGCAAGCGCCGCAGATGCACAACCTCTATGAGGCCTATCGGCGCATGTATAATGCGCTTGGTGTCACGGATGTTGACCTTATTCTTCCGCCCCCTCCTCAGCCTCAGCCGGAAAGCCCTGCTCTGGAGAATGCGCGGTCGATGGTGATCCCGTCCGGTGGACAACCGTTGAAGGTTTTCCCTGAACAGGATCATCTGGCGCATATGGAAACGCATCTGATGTTTATGCAGTTGCCGTTGGTCCAGATGTCGCCACCTGTTTACGGCGTTCTGATGTCGCACGTCCTTGAGCACATGTCTCTTGCAGCACAGCAGCAAGTCGTCCTGCAAATGCAGCAAGCCGGTATCATGATACCGTTGAGTGCGGATCAGATGCAGGTTGAAGTCGCAAAGGCTGAAGCAGCAATGATGCAGCAGTTGATGCAGCGCCTTGCTCCGCCGCAACAAGGTGATCCGTTGGTCCAACTCCAACAGCAGAACCTCCAGTTGAAGGCACAAGAACTCCAGATGAAGTCGCAAAATGATGCGCAACGTCTGCAGTTTGATGCCGAGAAGGCTCGTCAGAAGATTGCGATGGATCGTGAGAAGACCCAGTCGCTTGAGGACATCGCCCAGCTTCGTGCCAATGTTGCATTGGCTCGTGTTGCAGCCACAAAGAGGCAGTAATGAAAAACACCGGCATCCGCGCTATTGCCCAGCAACTTCAGGCCCAAGGGCGTGGGGGAGATAAGATCCTCGCCCACATCATGCCTGAAGAAGCAGCTATGCTTAAACGCATGGGCGGCAGCGGGACGGTGAACCCGGCAACAGGACTTCTTGAGTTCGATAACCCCGGCATGGGCGCGTATGATGCACCCTCCAACAGCGTTAGCCCGGGCCTAAGCGGCTTTGGCGGCGGGTCCTCGTCTCCCGGTGGAGTAAGTAGCAGTGGTGCTACAAACCCTTCTGTTGGTGGCGGTGGGGGCGGGAGCTACTATACCAGCGGTGGTGGCCGAGACTCATCCAGCAGCAATCAGAGCCCATCTTACACAGGTGGTGGCGGCGGTGGCATGCTTACTGCAGGCACACCGACTATGATCAGCTCTGGTGGCGGCAGTTTTGCGCCTATGGGTGGCGGCAACTCTTCAAACTTTATGCAAAGCCTCGGTGTTCCGACGATTGTTGCGAACACGATGCAGTCTGTGTCGAATGTTGCGCAATCTGCGGGCCAAGGTCTGTTGGATTTCAGTGACTACAGCACCGGCCAGTATCGCCAGATGATGGCGAACCCATCGCAGTATTTTGGAAGCATGATTCCATCTGCCCCGGAACTTCCGTCTGCTGCTCAACTTGGCGATCTCGCAGGACGCGGCATTGTATCCCTTCGGGACATGCTTTCTGCCCCACAACAAGTGGCTCCGAGCACACCGGGTTTCCGCAGTGAGGCTGCTACAGGCGGCTATGATTTCACCCCTACTGCCCCTGCAACACCAGCGTATCTTGACCCGGGCGGCTCTGGCCGCATGGTATCTCCTGCTGAAGTGCAGATGTTTAATGAAATGCAGCGCGAGCGGTTTCAGGACCAATATGGTACGCCTGTTTCCGTCGAACAGACTGGTAATCAGGTCGTAACGCCGATAGGTCTTACTATCCAGCCGACAACCTCGTTTAATGTCCCGGGCTTCCGTAGTGAAGCGGCGCAAGAAGCCATGAATGCTCCTGCTCCGGCCTTAAGTCTGGAAGGTTTGCCGCCGGGCCGCATCGGTACGTTTGATATGCAGACCGCTATCCAACAGTACCGTCAGGCTCTTAATGACATTACTGTCCCCGCAAAAGTTTTTGGGGCGACATTTAACGTTAATCCTGCAAAATACGCGAACGATCCCGCGTACTTTACACCGGATAATCCAGCGACAAATTATTACCAAACGGATGCTCAGGTTGCACAGAGCATAATGAAAAATCTCCCCTTAGCCGGGTTAAGGGTTGCGGAAGACGGGTCCATTGTGACAACAGAAGGCGGTATGCCGTCTGGTGAACAAATGGCAAAGGTTGCTGAACTTTCGGCCAGACAATACATCGTCCCGCAATCAAAGATGCCGGAAGGTTCTACAGGCCAAATGACACTGGACCCACGTCAGTTTGTTGATGTGCGCCCTGTCCCTCTGCCTCCTGAGCGTGGAGCCGAAGCCCCAGCCCCAGTCGAAGTTGCTGGTCCTCCGGGCTTCCGCAGTGAAGCTGCGCAGAATGTTGCGCGATCTCTTGATGCAGAGTTTGAAAACTTAACTAAATCGGCAAGCCTTGTTGAAGGCCCGCAACCTTCCGGTCTCCGCAGCGAAATTTTATCTGGCGGGTACGGTTATGCGCCTCCTGCTCCAACCACTCGCGGCATTACTGCTCCTGAGCAGCCTGCCGCTGTTAATCTTCCGACTTTCGCTCAGGTTCCAACCGGGTCACCAAAAGCGTTTCCGGAAACGCCTGCTGCCATGCAGTATGAGGGACAGTATCAGCCACCTGCTCCAACAGGTCTCCCTGCGTTCATTGAAGCTGCCGGTATCAGTGCTAATTCTACCCCGGCACAGATCAGCGGTGCGCTTGCAAACATGTCCACCGATCAGATCTACAACATTCTGGATGAGACGGAACGCCAACGTCGTACTTTGGAAAGCAGGACAGGGCCATTTAAGGTCCGTGAAAATGCCGCAGTAACTCGTGGTGTAGATCCTCGTCTGCTTGATATTGCTCGGAAGGAATCTGTTTCGCTTCCTGCTGGTCAATACTACGAGTTCACTTCCGGTGTTCGCCCGGCAGACACTGGCGTTCACTCCACAGGCCGTGCGCTCGACGTGGCGATCATGACTGCAGATGGCCAGCGTCTTCCGAACTATCAGAACCCCGTGTTCTTCTCGAACTACGAGCAGCCAGCCATGGTTGGTCGCGAGATACAGAAGCAGATCTATCCGGAGATCACGGACAAGTATTACTGGGGCGGCTACTTCTCTGGTCCAAAAGGTGTCTACGGTGCGCTCGATGTTATGGATCGTCGCATTGGTGGTAACAGACCTCTTGGCGGAAGCTGGGAAACAGGTCTCACAGAAAAGCAGGCGGCTCTCTGGGGTCTTCCTGCTGGCGTAACACAGGTGGCGCAGACAAAGGGCGTAACCTCCCCAGAAGCAACTCAGGCCGCGGTACGAGAAGGCAAGCTTTCAAATCTTCTCGACTACACGTTCAACGGACTTCGCAGCGAAGTTTTGGGTGAGAACTACAACGCTCCTCAAGAACCTTTGACCGGTTACAGAGACGTGCTCCGGGCACTCGGTCACACCGAGGAGCAGATCGATGCGATAGAAGGTACCGCGGATCTTCCTGTCGCTACTGCAGCGCCATCCGCTTTGAATGTTCTTGAGGGAGATATGCCGGTTTTGTCTACCGGCGGCGGTGGCCGAGATGCCGCTGACAGATACCGCGCTCCATCAGGTTCTAAAAAAGAGCCGAAGGTGGAGCAACCCGCTCCTCCGGTGTATACTACCGGAATGGATCTGACGCGTCGTGCTTACACGCCTCGTCTATCTACCGAAACTTTAAGCCCTGCCTATCCATAAGGAGTTACCGATGAAGAAGCCGTCCAAGATGCCTGCAGTTGAAACCTCGCAGACAATTGTGAACCAAGGTTCTGTGCCGCTTGCGCAGGAAGTATCTGTTGGCGTCCCTTCCGCACCTCGCGGTGAGCAAGCTGCTCGCGGCTTTGGGGCTATGATGCGCCCGCAGAAGTTTGTGGTGCGCTAATGAATCTCCTCGGGACATTTGGCCCGTTACTTCGGCAGATTGCTCCGACGATTGCGACCGCTCTTGGCGGTCCAGTTGCCGGGATGGCTGTTCGTGCGCTGTCTATCGGCCTGCTTGGCCGTGAAGACGGCACGGCGGATGATCTTGCAGCAGTCCTTGCCGCAGCAACACCCGATCAGGTGACAGAGATCAAGCGGATCGATTCTGACTTTCAGATCAAGATGAAGCAGCTTGATATCGATCTTGAAGCTTTGGTTGTTGCCGACCGCAAAAGTGCCCGTGAAATGCAGATGGCGCTTCGGACAAACCTTGTTCCGAGCATGGCTATCTTCATCCTCTGCTCATTCGTAGCAGTAACTGTGGCTACACTTCTCGGATACACAAAAGTTGATTCTGTTCTTGCCGGAACCTTGATAGGATATCTTTCCGCAAAAGCTGAACAGGTCATTTCTTTCTACTTTGGCTCGTCAAACAGCAGCCAAAACAAGGACATGCTGCTCTATAATTCTACCCCAATGAAGTAATTTACGTGGAGAAAGTGCGTGGACGGTATTTACATTGCCGACAATATTCTTAAGTTCGTGCGGGAGAGGACTTCGGTCCTCGTGGGACAGATGACAGAGGGATCTGTTCCGGATTTCAATGCTTACTTAAAACTTCGTTCCCAATACGAAGCTTGGGTTTCAATGGAATCTGAAATTCGTTCTCTGCTTAAAAGGATAGGTATGGAAGATGAGTAATCTCATTCTACCAGAACACGTTGCTAGGGCCATCAAGGCCAAGAAAGTCGAAGAAAGCAAAGAGGGCACCGAAGAGAAGTCAGAAGCAATTGACGTTTCTTCAGCCTATGTTCCCGAACAGGAACGTTCTTTGGACCCGTCAAAGCTGCCACAATCAGCTTTGGAGCGCATGCCACAGCCAACAGGCTGGCGCATTCTTATCCTTCCTTACAAAGGGACGGGTAAGACAAAAGGTGGTGTTCTCATGGCAGACGAAACCATCGAACGTAATTCTCTTGCCACAGTTGTGGGTTATGTCCTCGCTGTCGGCCCGGAAGCATACGCGGATAAGGAAAAGTTTCCTACTGGTCCGTGGTGCAAGAAGGGCGATTGGGTCATGATTGGCCGCTATGCTGGAACTCGTTTCCGGATTGAGGGCGGAGAAGTACGGATTATTAATGACGATGAAGTTATCGCTACCATCGTTGACCCCGCAGATGTCCTCAGCGTTTGAGGCCGTCGCGCAAACACATGGAGATGAGCCATGCTTGATAAAGACACCTCTGAAGAAGAGGTTAAAGAGACTGAAGTTACGGAAGAACTTGAAACGGAAGAAGAGTCCGGTGAGAAGGAAACCAAAGCATCTGCTGTAGAAGATGACAAGGATGACGACTCGGAAGACGATTTTGACGAGTCCGAAGACGACGATCTTGCTCAATATAGTAAGTCTGTTCAACGCCGTATTGGCCGTTTGACAGCGAAGTCTCGCGAACTTGAGCGCCGTGAATTAGAAGCTCTTGAGTATGCGAAAGCCGTAAAGTCTGAGCTGGACACGCTCAAGAAACGTGAACAGCAACTCAGCAAGAACCTTGAGACTGAGGCGGAAGTTCGCCTTAAGGCCCAAGAACAGCTTCTGAAAGACCAGTTTAAGCTCGCCGTTGACAGCGGTGATGTTGATAAGCAGGTCGAGGCCCAGCAGACGCTTGCCCAGCTTGCAATTGAGCGTGAGCGCCTGCGAAACTACAAGGTTTATCGTGAACAGCAGGAAACGGCTGTCCCACAAAACCCGGTTACTCCACCCGCTCCCCCTCCTCGACCTGACAAAAAGGCTCAGGACTGGGCAAATCGGAACCAGTGGTTTGGTTCAGACCGTGCCATGACCTTCACGGCTTATGAGATCCACAATGATCTCATGAACGAGGGGTACGATGGTGCTGCTGATGATTACTACAAGGAACTCGACATGCGTATGCGTAAAGAGTTTCCAAACAAGTTTAAGGAAATCGTGCAAAAGAAACCCGCTTCTGCTGTCGCTTCTGGGCGTCCTACTCAGGTTAAGAAAGCATCTACTGATGCTGAACTGACGGAATCTCAGAAAAGTATTGCACGTCGTCTTGGCGTAAGCTATGATGATTACAAACGTCAGTTGAAGCTCGCTAGAGAGAGGGCCGAATAATGGTTGATCGCTCACCACGCGCTGCTTCGACACGCAACACGACTACCCGTCCAGTAGCATGGAAACCACCATCTACGTTGGATGCACCCCCGCCCCCGGCGGGATTTGTACACCGCTGGATCCGTATGGAATCTGGTGGCATGGACGACCGGAAGAATCTCTCCGCACGCCTACGCGAGGGCTTTGAACTTGTTCGCGCAGATGAATACCCAGATCGTGATGATCTGCCTACGATTAACGACGGCAAGCATGCCGGTGTCATTGCGGTTGGGGGTCTTGTATTAGCCCGCATACCGGAAGAGTTGGTAAAACAACGAAATGCGTACTACCGTACGCAGACAAATGACCAGCTTGCTGCTGTTGATAACGATCTTATGAGAGATCAAAATCCAGTTATGCCGATCATTAAACCTGAACGGCAATCCCGTGTCACCTTCGGTGGAAATCGTTCCTCCGAATAATTAAGGATCTAAGCAATGGCAAATATTGATGCCGCTTTCGGACTCCGTCCGTATAACATGCTTGGAGCCGGTGCTAACACCAATGGTAACGCAACGTATACCATTCAGACCGCTGCTACGGCAGGCACGTCGAGCGTAATTTATCAGGGCACCCCTGTTATTCCGCTCGCAAACGGTATGATTGATATCGTCGGCAATGCCAACGGTGGTACTGTTCCGCTCCTTGGCGCATTCCTCGGCTGCAACTACATCGACCTTTCCGGCAAGCCCAAGTGGTCGCCGTACTGGCCGGGCACAGCCTCGGTTATGGCTAACACGGTTGCAACAGCAGAGATTGCTGCGCATCCAGATCAGCTCTTCCTCATCAACTGCGATGCGGCAGCGGCTGACGCGCTTGTTCATGCAAACGCAAACTTCGCCACAGCTACCAGCGGTAGCACAGTGTCGGGTCTCTCGTCTGGTGAACTCGCTGTTTCGACGGCAAACACGACAAACAGTCTCAACCTCCGCATCATCGGCTTCGAGGATACTCCTGCGAACTCGGATGCAGCGGCGGCTGGTCGTTTGGCGATTGTTATGCTTAACAACCACTTCTATCGCTACGGTGCTAACGGCACCGGTGCTGGCGTCTAAGGAGTAATGAACCATGGCTATTACTCGTTCACAGCTCCTCAAGGAACTTGAGCCCGGTCTGAACGCTTTGTTCGGCATGGAGTATGATCGCTACGACAACGAACACGCTGAGATCTTCGATACGGAGAACTCGGATCGTGCATTCGAAGAAGAAGTGATGCTCTCCGGCTTCGGCCAAGCTCCGACCAAAGGCGAAGGTTCTGCCATCGCTTATGACACGGCAGGTGAAGCTTTCACCGCTCGCTACACCCATGAGACGATTGCTCTTGCATTCGCCATCACTGAAGAAGCGGTTGAAGACAACCTCTACGACAAGCTCTCGGCTCGCTATACCCGTGCTCTCGCACGTTCTATGGCGAACACGAAGCAGGTCAAGGCTGCCTCTGTCCTCAACAATGCGTTCTCTTCGTCCTACAAGGGCGGCGACAATGTGTCGTTGATCAACTCTGCTCACCCGACGACGGGTGGTGGCAACTGGTCGAACACGCTTGCTACGCAGGCCGACCTCAATGAAACGTCTCTTGAACAGGCGCTCATTGATATTGCTGCCTTCATCGACGAGCGTGGTCTGAAGATTGCAACCCGCGGCATGAAGCTTATCATTCCGCCTGCACTTCAGTTCACTGCAGAGCGTATCCTGAAGTCGGAACAGCGCGTTTCGACATCAGATAACGACATCAACGCAATCAAGACCGGCGGCTACCTGCCGCAGGGCTTCGCGGTCAATCACTTCCTGACTGACCCTGATGCGTGGTTCGTTAAGACGGATGCACCGAATGGCCTCAAGCACTTCGTGCGTTCGCCGCTCAAGACGGCGATGGAAGGCGACTTCGAAACGGGCAACGTGCGCTACAAGGCGCGTGAGCGTTACTCGTTCGGTTGGTCGGATCCTCGCGCGATCTACGGCTCGCAGGGCGCTTAATAAGACTAAGAGACCGGGGGCAACTCCGGTCTCTCCTCTATCCGGGTCAACCCGGCTTTGTAGACTGTCCCGGCAGACGATGCAGAGACTACAGGGCCAAACTTCTGCATAAGGAACATTACAATGGCTTCTACGTTCACGGGACCAATTAAAGCTGGCCCAATCAAGTTCACGACCGGCACGACACTCGGCCAAGATGTTGCCAACGTCGGCACGGTTGCTACAGTTCAGTCCGAAGCAATTACACAGGCAACCAACGGTTCGGTTGCTGGCGTTTACACGACGAGCATCGTGGTTCCGGCTGGCAGCCTCATCACAGATATCAAGCTCTATGTCACGACAGCATGGACCGGTGCAGCCTCGACTCTCGGCATCGGCACGACAGCACTTGCCACGAAATTCACGGCAGCTGGTGCAGTTGCTGGCGGCACAATTGGTGATGTCAGTGTAGGCCCGGGCACGGACGCTACGCGCACCGCAGCCTTCGTCAACGTCGGAACAGCGGATAACCGCATCGTTGTGACCTCGTCGAACACGGGCTCTGGTGCTGGTACACTCGTTGTGACGTATGTCCAACCCGGTTCAATCAATCCTTGATTGAATGTATCTTGATAGAGGTAGCCTCACAGGCTACCTCTGTCTAAGCACAGGGGTTAGATATGGCTCAGAACCAAGCAACTGTTTATTGCGAACCGAATGTCTGGACTCAGCTGACCAATGCTGATGCCACTGAAATCACCTTTCAGGTTCAGACCTCGGACATCTATGTCCGGTTCACAACTGATACAACGACTCCAACTGCGGCTCGCGGGATTGAATATCCTGAAGGTCTTGGTGAGTTGCAAAAGGCCATGGCCGATTTGACATCCTTGTCGGGCGCAAAGCGCGTCTGGGCAAAGCCTGTCGGCGGTCGCCGCGCAGTTGTGTACGTGGATACTGACTAATATGGAAAGCCCGTTTAATCAGATCGCGCTTCGTAGCCCGTTCTTTGATACGGGCCTTTCTGCCTTCACGCCGCTTTCCTTGTTCTCGGCCAGCGAACCCGGCGCGTGGTACGATCCGAGCGATATGTCCACGATGTTTCAGGACTTCAACGGAGCGACACCCGTCTCCGCTGTGGAACAGCCTGTCTCCGTAATCCTCGATAAGTCAAAGAATGGCGTTGGAACGAACGGTACGCGTCGTCTGAATTTGCTGACGCGAACTCAAGAGTTTGATAATGCGGCTTGGTCAAAGTTTCGAGTAAACATCACTCAAAATGCTGCTGTTGCACCAAACGGAACTACAACGGCTGAAAAGTTGATTCCAACCGCAGTCAGCGGGACGCATTATGTAGAACAACCTCAAACATATGCTTCAGGAAGTTACACAGCCTCTGTTTATGCAAAAGCTGATGGTTACAATTTTGTTTTTATTGGCGAAGCATATGGTTCCGCGTATGGATATTTTAATCTGTCAAACGGAACTACCGGAAATAAAACTGCGGGCACAACAACTACAATCACAAGTGTTGGAAATGGTTGGTATAAATGCGACCTCACGTTTACTGGTGGATCAGTAAGCCAGCGTGGTTTGTATATAGCATGCGATCAAACAAACGGTAACGTCTCGGCTTGGACAGGAAATGGCACAGACGGGATTTTAATCTGGGGCGCAGACCTCCGCCTCGCTGCGGATGCCAACGTGTCTCCAACCTACCAGCCTGTTACTGACACTTGGTACAACGTCCAAGCAGGCAACCACGCCTACACCCCGTCCGCTGCCACAGCCTCCCGCCCCGTGTTGTCGGCGCGTTATAATTTGCTGACGAAGACTGAGCAGTTTGATGATGCGGTTTGGAACCAAGGCGGCACTCCTACTAGCACGGTAATTGCAAATGACGCCACCGCGCCTGACGGAACAACAACAGCCGACAAACTAAAAGAAAACGCAGGCACGGTTTTGCCAACGATTTATTTTAACACGGCAATATCGTTCACCTCTGGGGCAGCATACACAGCAAGTTGTTACATAAAAAGCGCAGGAAGAAATGTCGTTGCGATGTATTATCAAACGCAGGCGTTCCCCGATAGTGGCCGAACTGCTTGGTTTGATTTAAGTAATCAAACGACACAAGTTCAAAGCGGCGTAACAGCATCAATCACATCTGTTGGTAATGACTGGTATCGTTGTTCTATTACAGTGACCGCAGATGCAACTAATTCCTCAACTGCAAATAGCGTTGGAATGCTTTTGCCTGCGGGGATGGGGAACTTTAATACCTATACAGGCGATAATACATCAGGCATCTACATCTGGGGCGCAGACCTCCGTGTAGCCAACGACGGCGTTGCGCTCCCAGTCTACCAACGCGTCAACACTTCGACCGACTACGACACCACCAACTTCCCAATGTACCTCCGCTTCGACGGCTCGGACGATTACATGCTCACGGGAACGATCACGCCAGGCACCGACAAGGCACAGGTGTTTGCGGGTGTGCGGAAGTTGAGTGATGCAACAACTGGAGTGTTGACTGAGCTTGGTACAAATTCAGGAACAAATGCTGGTGCGTTTGTGCTTCTTGCGCCTAACAATACAGGGGCGTCGGGAGACTTTGCTTGCTACTCAAGAGGCACCGCTTCCGTCGCTTCTGGAGCGTCCTCATCTGTTATTCTTGCTCCAAGTACAAAAGTCATGTCGTCTATTTTTGCTATTTCAACGGATACCATGATTTTGAGATTGGATGGTGTTCAAGCCGCATCTCGTACCTCCGACCAAGGTTCCGGTAATTTCAATGCGCAAACACTCTACATCGGTCGTCGTGGCGGAAGTACACTCCCTTACAACGGCAGACTTTACGGCGCAATTATCCGCTTCGGCGCAAACCTCGACAACACCCAAATCACCAACACGGAAACGTGGATGAACGGCAAAACGAAGGCTTACTGACATGGATTACACTTTCGCATCAGTCATCATTGCCGCTGCGGATCAGGCCGCCATGCAGGCCCTCGTCGGGGACGGATACTTCACGGCGGGTTATTCGCCAGATGGCAACCCTCCGGTGACAAATTACATCTCGTCCGGTGCCTTCGACAATGATGTCTTGGACACAATCGTAAATTCGGATATACCTAAGCAGGTTCATTTCGGTTCAGAACTCTGGACAAATGGCCTCGTGTTAGTGAACGAAGCACCAGTCGAATAGGACCTTTGACCCATGGCCGGAGCCCCGTCCTCAGTTACACGTACCGGAGCTTACGAGCCATTTGAGCTACAGGTAGGCCGTGGTCAAATCCCGTGGCATCAAAGTTACGTTGTTTTCGGATATAACTCCGATGTTGATACGTCTCTTGAGACGGTGTGGCCGTATGGCGGCATTCTGACCTTTCCCTCAAACGCCATCCAACTTTCGGTAAGTTCTGATAGTGTCAATGACACGTCTGCTGGAACAGGTGCAAGGACAGTGTACCTTGAGGGATTGGACAGCAACCACAAAGTTATCTCTGAGATTGTAACCCTAAACGGGCAGACAGCAGTCACAACGACGAAGTCCTACATTCACATAAACAACTGCTACGTTGTTTCTGCCGGGTCGCTAAACTCCGCTGCCGGAAATATCTACTTTGGAACAGGTGTCGTGACTGCCGGTGTACCGGCCACGGTTTATGATATTATCCAGTACGATTATAACTCTCGTGTTACAGGCAGCTTTACAGTTCCTGCCGGGTACACTGCTTATCTGACAGAGGGCTTATTTTCTTCAGGTCAGTCTTCAGGCTCAGGCCCTGTGACGGGCCGTCTGATGACCCGCGACGAAAGTGATATTCGACGCACTGCTGCCGTCACAACGGTTAATAATGGCACAGCTGACTATAAGTTTGAGTTTCCAATTGTCGTTCCTGAGAAGACAACGATGGAGGCCCAAGCTATCGGCACCGGAACAAACAATGCCTGCTCAAGCATGTTCGACTTTGTTCTCATCAAGAACGATGCGGGGACACCATAATGGCTAAGAAGGGCATGGGTATCCGTACCTCAGTCAAATCAGGCAACTTCCGTCCGACCAAGCAGGGTGCTGGCATGACGGAGAAAGGTGTCAAAGCTTACCGGAAAGCCAATCCGGGATCAAAACTTCAGACCGCTGTTACCGAGTCAAATCCTACTGGTGACCGGGCAAAGCGCCGTAAGTCCTTCTGTGCTCGGTCTGAGGGCCAGATGAAACAATTCCCTGAGGCAGCCAAGGATCCGAACAGCCGCCTCCGGCAAGCACGTAAGCGTTGGAGGTGCAAATGAACATCCCCTTTGAACTCATTTGGAACGGCCTTCTGTCGCTTGTTCTTATTCCCCTTTTCTGGATTTTGGTGTACCTTAATAACCGCATTACATCTATTGCGGAGTCGAGCAGCGCATCGATTGAAAGGATCTGGAAGTCGATGGCTGAGCACCGTGAAGATGTTCCGAAGACCTATGTCACAAAGATAGATCTTCAGAATACGCAGAACCAGTTGATCACCCGTTTTGATCGCTTGGAAGAGAAGATCGACCGCATCGCAGGAATGAAACCATGATGAAGAAATCAACAATCAAAGGCCGTGTTGCAAAGAACAAGGCCAAGATGCCGAAGAAGATGGGCTCCTCGATGCCTATGGGTGGCATGGCTCCGTCGAAAGGCATGAAGCCGATGATGGGTATGAAGAAGGGCGGCATGGCTAAGAAGCCGGGCGTCGCTATCATGATTGCTATCGGCAAACCAAAGGGCCGCGGCAAATGAAGAAGCCAGTCTGGGACAAAAAGCGTCCTGCCAAACTCGGTAAGCCGAAGTCTTTGACCCCTGCCCAGAAGGCAAAGGCCAAAGCTGCGGCAGCAAAGGCCGGTCGTCCCTACCCGAATCTCGTCGATAACATGCGTGCTGCGAGGTCGAAATGAAGAAACCTACGAAGACACAGAAGAAGATTGGCAAGGTGATGCGGGAATATAAGTCCGGCACCCTGCATTCCGGTAAGAAGGGTCCTGTGGTAAAGAACCCTAAGCAAGCTATCGCAATCGCTCTGTCAGAAGCTGGCATGAGCAAGCCCAAGAAGAAGGGTAAGTGACATGGCAGACGATATCGATTTCAGTAAAATTGGATCTGGCGATACCGATAAAAGGTATGAGGATACTTTTGAGGGTCGTGAAGAGGCTAAACTGAGAGAACTACGTCGGATAAAAGGACTTCAAAAACATTTTGAAGGGGTCGAAAAGCTTGAAAAGATAAAGAGGAAGGGCAGACCTTACCTGAAGAGTCCGTTTGAAGGCTATGCCAAAGGCGGCATGGTCCGTGGTTGTGGCAAGGCCGTAAAAGGCAAGGGCAAAGGAAAGATGTACTGATATGGCTGGCGCAAGTGGAATGCTCGCTCTTGGAATGTTTAACAAGGCTTCAAAGAAGCCGAAGAAACAAGCCAAGACAGACAAGAAAATGATGAAACCCGTCGCCATGAAAAAGGGCGGCATGGCAAAAGGAAAACGCAAATGATGCGCTCCGGTATGGGTAAACAGATGCAAGGCCCCCGTGCTTCAATGGATCGCGGCTACAATCGCGAAGGCTTTCGCGGTCGCGGTCCGATGGCCGTTCGTCCGGGTATTGGTCGTCCAGATGTAATAACGCCTGTTATGCCTCAGAACGCCGCTCCTCCGCCGAACTTGTCAGTTATGGCAGGTAAACTGGCGTCTCAAACTCCTCCGATGCCTGCAAACATGCCTTCTTCCTCTGGCCCTAGCGTACCCCCAGTCGGGATGCTTTCAGGTGGAGCTCCGCCTCCCCCGATGACCCAGAGTGGAGCACGTTCGGCCCTTGGCTTTAAAAAAGGCGGCATGGTGTCGAAGTCGGCATCAAAAGGATCACGTTCTGCTGTGACACCAAATAGCGGGAAAGCTGGCGCACGATCCAAACCCTGCAAAATTTATTGAGGTAAGTAATGGCCCTTTCTGGCACCAAATCGTTTGAACTTGATGTCGCAGAGTATATCGAAGAAGCGTGGGAACGCTGCGGCCTTGAGATCAAGACGGGTTACGACCAGCGCACATCGCGTCGTAGCCTGAACCTTTTGCTTGCCGACTGGGCCAATCGCGGTCTCAATCAGTGGACGATTGAGGAGCAGAGCATTACTTTGACTGCCGGGGTCAGTGACTACACACTGGCAACATCTGACATTGATGTGATCGAAGCTGTTGTCAGAAATGCCAACGGGGTTGGTACGTCAAGCCAGTCTGACCTGACTGTGGATCGCATCAGCCGGGAATACTACCTCAACATCCCGAACAAGCTGACACAGGGGCGCCCTGTCCAGTACTTCGTGGATCGTCAGATTACTCCGGTGATCAAGGTCTGGCCGACACCGGACCAGACATATTATCTCGTCGTCAATAAGCTGGTGCGAATGGACGATGCATCGGCTGGCGTGAATACGCTGGAGATCCCGTTCCGTTTCTATCCGTGCCTTGCTGCAGGTCTTGCCTACTATATCTCGATGAAGAAGGCTCCTGAGCGTACTCAGATGCTAAAGGCCATGTACGATGAAGAGTTTATTCGTGCCGCAGCTGAGGATCGTGATCGTGCTTCGTTGAACCTGACACCGGGGCGTTCTTCGTATAGGGTGATCTGATGACGCGGTTTGCTGTAGGCGCAAGATCTCAGGCCATCTGTGACCGTTGCGGGTTCCAGTATGACTACCTGCAGTTGCGTCAAGAGTGGAACGGACTTCGCACTTGCCCGGAATGCTGGGAAGCAAAGCAGCCGCAGCTTGATCCGATCTACCCGCCGACCGAACCGCAGGCTCTGCTTTATCCACGCCCGGATCGTAAAGAACCTATGGATGTTCCGGTCGGATATGATATTTTCCCATTTGTGCAAAACAATCTCCTACAGGGAGTGACCCAGTTGGGTGTAGTTAGAGTGGAGATCACCTAATGGCATGGACTTATGCAACGCTGGTGCAGGCCATCAAGGACTTCACTCAGTACGACGAGACAACATTTAACGATAACATCGACACGTTCATCCAGAACGCTGAGGAAAGGCTGCTCTATGCTGTCGATCTCGAAGTTTTTCGTAAGAACCAGACCGGAAGCATGAGCACCGGCAACAAGTATCTGACGGTTCCGGGGGATTATCTTGCTCCGTTCAGCCTTAGTGTTACGGTAAATGGCTCGACAAATTTCCTTTTGATGAAGGATGTTGAGTATCTGCAAGAGTATAATCCGACAGGTGCGACAGGTGTTCCGAAGTATTACGCGCTTTTTGACGTGGACAACTTCCTTATTGCACCAACTCCCGCTGGAAATTATTCGGTAGAACTCCATTATTATTATCGCCCACCGAGCATTGTCACGTCTGGTACTTCGTGGCTTGGCGACAATGCTCAACAGGCACTGCTCTATGGCTGCTTGGTCGAGGCTTATACCTTCATGAAGGGTGAGCCTGATCTGCTTAATCTTTATAACCAGCGGTTCAATGAATCTCTGGCACGTCTCAAGAACTATGGCGAAGGCCGCGAAAATGACGATGCTTATCGCGACGGCCTCATTAGGGTACAGGCGAACTGATGTTTAATGCTCTTGGAATGGGACAGATTAGCGTGGATGTGGCAACCTCCGAAGGTGGTGGTCACAACCCGGAGTTTTGGGCGAAGCTGGCTACGAGTAAAATCGTGTCTGTTTCCGAAACAGCTCCGCCGTTCATCAAGGAACAGGCGCTTGCATACAGGAATCAGATTGAAGCAATGATCCTGTATTACATCAAAGAAGCTATCAAGGACAACAATTCTATGTTAGTCAATAGCTTAGTTGAAACAGGTAACGGGCATCTTGCCGATTTTGTTAGGAGAGTTTGATGGCATTCTCGGGTAACTACATGACTACGTCTTTCAAGACGCAGCTTATGCAAGCCGCGCATGATTTTCGTAGCGGCGGCGATACGTTCAAGATCGCCTTGTATACGGATTCGGCCACGCTGAACGCATCGACAACGGCCTATTCTTCGTCGAACGAAATCACCAATACGTCAGGTTCGGCGTATGTTGCCGGTGGCGAGACGCTCACAAATGTCAATCCGACAAGCAGCGGCACGACAGCCTTCACGGATTTTGCTGACGTTTCGTGGACCTCGGCATCGTTCACTGCCCGCGGCGCGTTGATTTACAACTCAACTCCGACAAGCGGTCTGGGTCTTACGGATCCGGCTGTTTGTGTTCTGGACTTCGGTTCGGACAAGACGGTCTCTTCGGGTACGTTCACCATTATCTTCCCGACAGCAGATGCGTCTAACGCGCTCATCCGGATTGCTTAACGCTGGAGTGTTGAGTCATGACAGAAGCATTGCGTTACGCTGTGCTCGATGAGAACGGCGTGAAATTGAATGGCATCTTAGTGGATAATCCGTATCCGCAGACCTATTGGCCGGGCTATGGCCGATACATCACGTGTGAGTATGGTGAACCTGACCCAACGCCTCCGGCCAACTACGAGATCAAGCCGCCTCCGCGTGAGTTTACCTATCTGGCTGTTCGTCCCGATGCACAGATGAACATTGGTGACACAATGGACCTTGCTACAGGACACGTTACACCTGCTCCGCAGCCTGATCCTCCGCCGGAGGAATAATGAGCATAGACGTACAAATCTTCACGTCAGGTTCGGGTAACTGGACCAAACCGTCATGGGCCAAACTCGTGACGGTCACCTGCATTGGCGGCGGGGGCGGAGGTGGCGGAGGTGATACGCGGGCTTCAACAACTTTAGCATCTGGTGGAGGTGGAGGAGGCGGAGCGGCTCTTACCCGTGCTACTTATCTTGCATCTTCTCTTGGCTCTACCGAGCCATATTCTGTCGGTGCAGGTGGAGCGGCTGGAACCGCAGGAACAGGAGCCGGAGGCGGCACAGGTGGTATTGGCGGCACATCGTCGTTTGGCGGTAATGTGCTGACGACTGTGCAATACGCTTACGGCGGCGGCGGGGGAGCTGGGGGAACAACCAACACATCCGGAGGCGGCGGTGGCGCTGGATTATCAGGTGCTGGTGGAAACGGAGGTGTTGCAACAGTCGGTGCAGCAGGCGCAAACGGAGGGATTGCGGGGACAACAAACAATCCTGTTCCAGCTCAATCAAACTTGGGCGGCGGTGGCGGTGGGGGAACTGTTAGCAATTCTACTGGTTCTTTGGGTGGAGCTTCTATTTTAGGAGCAGGTGGCGGAGGTGGTGGCGGCTCTAAAACGGCAGGCACAATATACACAGGCGGTGGGGTAGGAGGTCAAAACCGCACAGCTATTCTTGATGCAGCCGCAGCAACTTTTGTCGGGGGTCGTGGAAACATGACTTTTGCCGGTTCCGGTGGAGGCGGCGGAACTTCTTTTCCGGGAGGTTCTGCAAGCGGGGGCGCAGGAGGCTTGTTTGGAGGCGGCGGCGGCGGTGGCGGCGGGACGATTACAGGTAGCACAGCAGGCGCTGGCGGCGCAGGGGGCGATGGCGTTGTCATTGTGGTCTCAGAATGAGTAGCATTTCTCAGGTTAAAGTCGAAAAATTCACATCCGGCTCCGGCACATGGACCAAAGAACCATGGGCGCAATACATCCGTCTCGTGCTGATCGGCGGGGGTGGGTCTGCAGGCGGGGGGTCAAAAACAAATACGGGATCTGGAGGTTACGGAGGCGGTGGAGCTGGTGGGGGCGGAGCGGGTGTTGTTGATATAACGCTTGCGGCTTCACAATTTGGGGCTACTGAATCTTATTCAGTCGCAGCTTCTGTTTTAGGTGGAAGCGGAGCTACTGCAAACGGCGGCAGTGGTATAGACGGCTCCGGAGGAAATAATACAACATTTACAACAAATTCTGGGACCACCACGCTTATTGCTTATGGCGGTGGAGGAGGTGCAGGGGGAACTGTTTTTAGATCTTCTGGTGGAGGAGGTGGGGCTGGTTTATCTGGGGCAGGAGGCTCATCAACAACTGCAACAGCGGGGTCTGCGGGGGCCAACAATGGTTCTGCAGGAAGCGCAGGAACAACAGCCGCATCTAACTCCACATCGATTCAAGGGGGTGGAGCAGGAGCAAGTGGGACATCAAATACATTTGGGCAGGTTGGATATAACGGTGGATCATCGCCTTTTGGTGCTGGTGCGGGAGCAAGTGGTGGCGGACGGTCTTCTGTTAACCTCATAGGAGGTGGTGGTATTGGTGGTGCATCTCGTTACATTGCGGGCGGATCTGCAGGAACAGGAAATGGAACATCTACAACTATTCAAGGTGGCGCTGGTTTAAATAGTTTTGCCGCCGCACCCGGGTCAGGAGGAGGCGGTGGGGGTGGTACTGATGGTTCCAATTCCGTAACCAAAGCCGGTAACGGAGGCAATGGCGGCACTCCCGGAGGAGGCGGAGGAGGCGGCGGTGCAGGAACAAGTGGTGTAGCAGACGGCGGCAACGGCGGCGCAGGAGCCAGAGGCGAAATTTGGGTTATCAGTTATGAAAACCCATCAGAGATCGTTTCGATCTCGGTAATTTAACGGGCAATAAAATGGCACTGGACGTAAAAGTATATACATCCGGATCCGGCAACTGGACAAAACCGTCCGGTGCAACCCTTGTCCGTGTCATCACGATTGGCGGAGGTGGAGGTGGAGGCGGTGGCGAAGCATCCCCAGTTGGGACAACGGGCTCTGGCGGTGGCGGTGGCGGTGGGGCTTCCCGCATTGAGCGCATCTATCTTGCTTCGGACCTTGGTACGACCGAACCTTATTCCGTAGCAGCGGGCGGCACTGTCGGCACGGCAGGCACAGGCTCAGGTGGCGGCAACGGCGGCGGTGGCGGTAACTCTACCTTCGGCGGCAATGTCATGACCACTGTGCAGACGGGGTATGGTGGAGGCGGTGGTTCTGGTGGCTCTGCCTCTAACTCAGCAGGCGGCGGCGGCGCTGGAGAAGCAGGCGTTGGCGGCAATGCTTCTGGTTCAACGCAAGGCACGGCTGGTGCAAATGGTGGAATTGCTGGTGGAGGAACAGTTCCTTCAGCACAATCAAATTTAGGTGGTGGCGGTGGGGCAGGCG